ACAAGTGTTAAAACATCAATGTTTCTAGCAGCTGCAAAACCAACAAGCGAGGGCCATTCTTCACTGTGTTCAATAATTACATCTTTGAGTTCTTGGTCTGTCATATTGATAATATTTATGTTGAACTATTGTTTAAATCTACTGTTTTTTTTATATTTTTACATAGCTAGGAGCTGGAAACAGAATTTCTGGCCAATAGGATAGCAATGAATTTATGGTTTTTTTCTGTATTAATGTATTGTCAAGTGTAGCTACTTCTTTATCAAGAAGTTCCTCAACAACAGTAATTTCAAAAACGCTGTCATTATCATTGTTTTGTTGTGCAGCTGTTTTTTCTTCTGATAGAACGGTTTTTGCTTCAGCTATTTTTTCTAAAATTCTACTTTTAACTGCATCGCGTAGTTTACTGCATGCCGGCTCTTCATTAATCTTTTCAAAATCCGCCAAAAGCAGATCTTTAATATTAAACTGATTAAAGTATGCAAGATTTTCTAAGTATCTGAAAACAAGCAAATCGCTTAGCCAGAAAGGCTTTTTAATGCCATCATTCATTTCTATTGGCCAGTATGAAAAGATTAAATTTAAACTCTGTACTTTCTTCAATTCTGCAACCATGCTGTCTACTAATTGTTTTGCCTTGACGCTATCATTAAGTTGACGCTTAAGATAGCGATACACTACTTTTCCCCATTTCTCTGCAACATGAGAAACAACTTCCGGTGTGTCTTGATACAATTCGTCTATTGTGATTTCAAAAAAGCGTAGAATATACAACGACCCATCAATTATATTGTTTTCTATGCTGTAATTAAATTCAAATAAATTTTTCCCTTTGCCGAGTTTGTACATTTTTCTGAAATATTTTAAAAGTGACGGTTTAGTTTTAATGTAATCTATTCTTGGAAATTTGTTGAGCTCAACAGGCTCCATTGTCACCGCGTCGATATAGTTGTTTTTTGTTTTTTGAATGAATCTAAAATAATCTTTGTCTGTATCGTTATATACACCTCTGATAATAGCTCCAACCTTGAAAGGCTTTAATACTTCTTCAAATTGGGAAAATATCTGTACCATTATATTGATATATAAGTTTTAAAAAAGGAAAATCTAGACGTATTATGTGTTAGCGGCTCTGACGTAATAATATTGAGGTATGTTTATGTTGTTTTGATTGTTTGCATCGCGGCAACCAAAGTTATTGACAACATAAAGGCTGTGTGTTGATGCTCCTGCTAATCCGCCGATAGTGTAATCGCCATTAGCATTAATAGATCTGTCTAACGCACCGTTTCTGTATATTGTGGCAGATGATGCTGCGGTGCCACCATAAGAACCCATGTCCACATTAATTTTAATGGAACCACCTTTGCAATCTAACCATCTAAAAGCCGGCTGACTCCAGTATCCACCTACGCAAGGGGGTGGAGGAGCAGTTAGTAATACAACATTTACAACAGGTCGAGGAGGCCCGGGTATGGTGAAATTAATTGTTCTAGTAGAATTGTAGTTTCCGGTAACTTGCCCTTGTAAAAACCCGCCATCATAAAATTTTACTGTGACAGAGCCAGATGTAGATGTCGAGCAGTTTTGCCCGCCGGGGTTAAAATCATTACGAAATGAACGGGTATGTGAACTACCTCCAATTGGTGTAAAGTTTGTATGCCATGTCCAAGTGTAGTTATTGGGGTTACTTTTTATTCGATCAAAACGTCTTCCTTCTCCGCTAAACTGCATAGATACAGAGAAGGTTGAGCCATGTGGTGGTGATGCAGTTGTGGTTGACGCCTCGCCAACTGCACTAACTAAAAAATCTGACATTCTTATGTCAGCTGCTGGTCCTCCATTGCATGCTTCTAGTGAAGGTCTGTTAGCGCTTGTAGCAGTTTGAAGTTTTTGTAAGCTTAAATTTGATGGCATGATTACTCCTTAATTTTTTCGCTAAGCTCTTTGATAGCTTCAACAAGTAATGGAATAACCTTTTCATATCTTACTGCTTTAAATCCGTTGTCTCTTGTAGCAACAATTTCAGGGAAAATACTTTCAACTTCTTGTGCAACTAAGCCAATATCATTACCTTTGAAGGTTTTAAAGTTTTCATCCCATTCAAATTTAATTCCTCTTAGTTTCTTCACCTTATCTAAAGCGTTATCAATCCGTACAATGTTTTTCTTGAGTTTCACATCAGATGTTGAGTATGCAATAACATCTTGTGATGCGCTGATAACACCGTTAGTCTGTAGTGAGCCATTAATAGTGGTATTACCGTTAATAGTGACTGGGTTATTCTGACCTGTAGGACCAAGTCTAGTTGTTGATGCAGTTGTGAATGCACCTTGAACATTTGCAGTGCTGTTAACATTGAGTGTATTGAGGGATGCTGTGTTGTTAACAACCAAGTTTAATAAGGTTGATGTTGCTGCTGTAGCATTCAATGTACTGTTGATTGTTGTAGCACCTAGTGTAGTTGTACCTGCTGAAATTGTACCTGCTTGTAATAACCCAGTGATGTTAGCAGTATTAGATATTGTTTGACCGTCAACTGTTAAATTAGTGTATATTCTGCCAGTTGATGCAAACAAACCGCCTGTGCTTGTAATGTTACCTGTGACATTCAGCGGTTGCGATAAATTTGTAAGACCGCTAACTGTTAAATCACCGCCTATTTGCGCGGTACCGCTACCAATAGTCCTGAATGTACCTACTACTGTAGTTAAATCTGATATATCAGCGCCTAAGACACTGCTCTCTCGAACATCTAGAGAGCTATAAATGGTGACAGGTGAATACATGGTTGTAGCACCATTGATTCTAACTGTGGAATTGCATATCATGGAGCCATTGGCATTAATTGTATCTGCAGCTTGATCACCTAATGTGGCAGTACCGTAAACTGATAAATTACCATCAACTCTCTCATTTCCGTTTATTCTAGAATCACCAGTTGCACGAAAACTGCCAGTTAATTCCAATCCCCGCTGATCATTTTGCAGAACCATCTTGTTCCCTGCAGCTTGAATATCAACAGTACCTGCATTGCCTGATCTAATTACAACTCTGCTGTTTAAAAGCGCGGGGTTAGGAGAAATAAAGAAGCTACCAGAAACACAGAAATTCGCTGTGTCAGTCCCTTGCAAGAAAATCTGTTCTGGGTTGGTATTGAATCCAAAATATGGCCCGTCTTTAATAGATACTACAGGGTTGTTACCTTGTGAGCTTTCAAACCGCGCCAATGTTTGATTAGCTGTAGGTGACCCTTGTCTAACCAACATTGCACACATGTTTTCATTAAAGTTTAATACACTTAGTGCACTAGTGGTGGTGACTGTGGTATCAAGATATGTAGTAGTTCCCATTACAGACAAATTACCAGAAATGGTAACATCGTTATTAAATGTAGCATCATTAGCTAAAACACTGTAAGCTGATAACGTACCATCAACAAATGTATTTCCATAGATGCGTGATAAACCGTACACTCTGAAACCAGGGTTAGCATATGTTAATTGAGTAGCTGTAGGATTAATTAAAACAAACCCACCTTGTGTGATAGTAAACTGTGGTTGTTCTAAGAAGCCAAGACGGCCAGCGCGTATGGTTAAATCATCACGACCGCGAATATGAAGATTGCCGCTAATAGCATCAAAAGTTGTACCCAATGCTTGTGGATTATATGCATAGGTTTGTAATTGATAGCCATTTACTGAGCTGTTTACAAATATGTTGTCTTGTACATTGAGTTTTGCACTTAAATTGTTGGTTATAGTTCGAGTGTTGATGTTACCAACATAAAAACTGCCATGGGATGCGCATAAAGAGAGATATCTTGAATCAAAATCTATAACATTGTATCGTTTTGTAATAGAGGTGGGTGCAAGTGTACCAGAATCGTTATAGGCAAGAGAAAATGGTGCTGCTAGTAATTTTGGTGAGACTCTGTATTCACCATTTTGGCTTTTCTCTAAACTGTTTTCGTAAACCTGAGGGTGTACAGAATAAACACCAGTTCCTTTGGCGTAAGAAACCAATTCTTTCTTTGTAATATCATACATCAAGTCACCGTCTTTTAAAAACGGTACATAATCACTAGGTGTTGAAACACGCCCGAACATTTTGTTACCAACAACATGTCCACCTGGAGTAACGCCGTCTCCGACAAACAATCTTGCTTGATCAATTGTATAGCCTAATTCACCTTCTGATAATACAATTTTTAAACGTTCTGACTCTTGGCCGCGGCGAACAATTAATTTTACAACTGTATCATTAGTAATTTCTATTGCCATAAATTATGTTCCTATTGTTAGTGCCCTGGTAACTGGGTTAATGTACAATCTACCGGGCCCAGGGTTAAAGTAGCTCAAGGTGGATGTATCAACGTTAGAAATATCAACAAATAATTGTCTGTTGTTATTGATCTTTATGCTTACCCCGTCATAGTTTACACGAACAGGAGAACTTTCTGTTGTTCTAGCAAGCCCGTTATTAAAGTCAAACAAGTTGTTTGAAATGTGCACCGCGCTCAATCCGTATTCTTTGACTCTTAGCAGTGAGCCAGCTGGGTATGTGATGGTTGTTTCATCAACTAATGTGGATATCTGAGCATAAGCATCTCTATTATCATAATCTGGGTACAAGCTTTCATTGTATCCAGTTAATACAAACAAGCGAGTGGATGTGCTGTCAAACATTAGATCGCCTACTTGAATGGTAGGTAAATTAGACAGCTGATCAATTCTACCAGTGTAAAGCTTCATGCCTGCAGGATTACCGCCAGGTGTAGCGCCATCACCAACAAATAATCTACGAGAAGATGGGTCAGTAACATAGCCAATCTCACCGTTTTCCAAGATAACTAGCTTTCTCTCGTAATCAGTACCGCGTCTAATTTTAATTTTTGCTATTTGTACTGTTGCCATTTCAATTATTTATTAAAACACGTTAAATTACAATGAGATTTATGACGGTATAGTGGCAGGAACACCTTGAGGAACACTCTTCTTCACAAATCCCATGGTAGAACTTATGTAGTTTTCGGAAACTAGAGCGTTAAGAAGAATTTTTTGATATTCATATATGCGTTTAAGAACTCGGTTTACTACAAAATTAGTGACTAACTCATTTTCTCCAATAAAATTCTCTATATCTTGTTGAAAGATAAGCTGGTTTAATTCTTTTTCATTAAAATACCTAGTGCCCTTGAACAGATAATTACCTTTGCTATCTTTTAATTGTAAAAACTTACCTTCTATTTGATCTCTGAATCTCATATGGTTAATAAGCAATTTGGCAATTGCTTTGTTAAATACCCAGTTTTGAACATATTCATCTTCACCTAAATGAATTTCTTCTTTAGTATACACGTCAAAATCTGGAACAGATAATACATCGAACAAATTAATGTTGTCATAAAACAAGCTAAATTTACCAGCATTATTATCAACATCTTTAGAAAACATTAATGTAAAATCATTAAATTTTTCTTTCGCAGGGTCTGGGTCGACATCAATTTTAGCAACATCAAATGCTCTGATTTTTTCTTTTGTGTTAAATTGAAACAAATAGAACAGATACCACCCTACCGTATAAAAGGGATATCTTGTGAATTTTTTGTATATATTGTTTTCTGTGACCACATAACATAATGATGGGTCAGTGGGTGAAAAATAAATTCTATTAAAAAATTCATTTTGCGGCATATCGTATGTTAGTTCTTTGAGATCGTAAACGTATTTGTTGTTAAAATTGTCAATGTAAGATAATAATTTTTGATTGCTAGTGAGTACAGCAATTTCATTATCAATAGTTGAATTAATAAAGATTGGATATGCTGATAAAAAGTCTTTGGTTAGCAAATAGGTAAATTTCCAGTTGAGGTTTTCATCAAACCTTTTAATGCAGTTGTTAGATGAATCTAAAACTAGCAATTCGTCGTTTTGAACACACATACTTCTAGGTGAGTTAAAGGACGTTTTATCCGCAAAGTTACCAATGTCACCTATTGTGTCAACATACATGAGTTTGTGTTTTAGTATGTTATTTTCTGTTGTAAATCCATCTATTTTATAAGAATGTAGTTGTGATGTACCAGCATCAAGAACATAAAAATGATTTTTAATTAAACTAAAAGCAGTAATTTCTTTAAAGTATGTGCTCGAGCCTGTAAACACCTCGTTAGTGCTCAATACTAATGTTATAGAAGATAGGTCTAGAGGTGATTCAAAAATGCATATATCATTTCCCTTGGAAGCAGCAAGATAAATTTTTTCTTGCGTTTCATTAGGTATTAATTTAATAACCCGTATGTCATCTATGTTGTCAAAAAATGCGTTATATAGAGGTAAAAACTGACTAGTGCTAAGCTGACTTGGACCTGTTGTGCTCCACATGAAATTTTGTACACCGGTGAAATCCATGCTCATGCTACTCTCCCTATTTTTGGATAATTAGATGCAAGTGGGTGCATGTTACCTGTGCCGCCGCCATGGAAGAATTGATTGTTGCCACCAATAAATGTGAAGTTATATCCATTTCTTACCATTGCGTATCCAGGTGTACCAGTACTGCCTCTATTTTCTTGCCCGTACCCCCAGTTACCAAGACTACCGCCATCTCCTGCTCCGTAGCAGAATTCTCCGCATTTGGCACCTACAAGCCATGAACTGTTTTGTTGTTCTTGTAAAATACCGCAATTTTGTGCTTGACATCCATTATTGAGCCAGTAGTTGTAGCATTCTGACCATGAATTAATACCGCGTTCAATCGTTCTATCAGAGCATGCTTGCAAGCTTTTCCATCCTGAATTAGCAATACAGAAATTTATGCCTCTCGCATTAGCTACCCCGGCTCCAGCTCCACCCACCAAGCTAACACCGTTAATATTTTCAAATTTATCAAACCAATAGTTAGTACTATCCATTTCACCACGACCACCGCCGCCAGCAATAATACCATCATTAATTATTTTTAAATCCCAATCTAAATGTATTGCATCGCCGGCTTTATCAATAGACGTACCATTTAATTTGTAATGGTATTCCCAATCTTGCAAAACATTATCTGCTCTGGATGATCTGCATCTACCATATAGGAAGGCAGTAGCCAATCCATTCTCCACATTAGAGCTGTCTTGACCATAACCGGCTATTACACCTTGAGCAGGGAAATCTATGTTGCCAGCTTGACCGTTTTCTGTGCAATAGTTAGTTGCTCCATTGGTAGGTCTGCTATATACTGCAGTCGCAGCTTGAACCTTCTGAGTTCCTATGACTTGAGGGTTAATCAAAGTAATTTCACTACCAGAAGGCCAACCAATACCGGTTCTAAGAGCAGGCCCTTTGCCGCGCGTGGCGCCAATAACACCTTTGTTAACAAAAGTAGCGATAACAGGATTTGAAAAGGAATCAGCTTTTCTATTTAGCTTCATCATCATGTATTCAAACAAGTTAACATCAAGAGTCAAAGCTCCATATGATCCAATTTCAATGTATACAAATTCTAAAGGTACAGATGTGGAAGGCGTGTTGGTATTTGTAACTGTTTGCGTTAAAGTGGGTGTTTGTGTAGGTGTAAGTGTCAATAATGGTGGTGTTTTAGTATTGGTAAGTGTGGGTGTCATTGTGAGCGTCGGTGTTCTCGTATTAGTGATTGTTTGAGTTGGTGTTCTTGAAGGGGGTTGTGTAGCAGTAGCGGTTTTTGTAGGTGTAGGTGTAGTAGTTAGATTAGGTGTAAGTGTAGGTGTACGTGTTACAGATATGGTAGGTGTCACTGTAGGAGTGGGTGTAACTGATCTTGTTAAAGAAATAGTAGGAGTCAGTGTTTGTGAAGGTGTAACTGTGCGTGTAACTGTAATTGTGGGGGTTACTGTAGGTGTATTAGTAACAGTTATGGTCATTGTTGGTGTTATAGTAGGTGTTTGAGATATGGTTAATGTAGGTCTTGGGTATGCGCTTAACCCTGCCACACCTACACATGAAACCGGTATAACATTAGACGCAATTCTAGAATGTTCGTACAGATAAAGAAAATTGTCATACAGTTTATCTAGTCGTACATTAATAGAATCTGTAGTAATCATTTCATTTACAGGTATTTTTATGCTTTCAAAATCGTACGGTAGTTCTAGCTTCTTATTGACGTATCTGTCAAAGAATCTGCCAGCATTTTTTGCTATTTCGAAAATGTTCATTAGTTTTTCCAGGTAATGTTATTTAACTTGACATGTGCGGGTATCAATTTGCTAGCTATTTCACGTATTTTACCTTCTAATTCTGCCTTAAACTGTGTATCTACTATTCTACTGTTGTTAATGTTTAGATTTATCACATTTGACTTGTGCCCGGGTAATTTAAATTTAAAGAATCTTTCAATTTCTTCTATGAAATTGCGTTTTCCACAAGGTACATAAAAATTAATATCCCGTACTTTCATGTTTGCTTTAGAGTGATTTATAATATCATAAGATAGTAATGCTTTATCATAAATGTACAGGTTTTTTATTTTTACTCCCTCTGCTAAGCTTGTCTTTTTCTTCAAATATTTGAAAAGTGGCACTGAATATGCGGCACCAGATGTTCCAATTAAGAAGGGCTTATGCACAAATTCTCTCATGGTGTATTTTGCTGGCATAAACCTAGTAACATTAGTGTAAATACCGTCTATGTACAAATCCATTTGACCGATGTCACAATTAACACGTACAGCAAAATTGTGATACCCAGCATCTAACTGAGTTAGATCAAACCGCATTTCTGGAAGAATAATATCATTATAGTTGCTAGGTGTAGCTACAACAAGCTTGATGTTTAAACTGCTATCAGGATAGGCATCATGTATGTATTCTCTTAAATATTCGCTGTTGTTTATCTTTCCGAATGCGCTTGATGTGCTTTTGTAGTAAGTTGTTTTGAGTGTAGGTACTGCTTCTGCTGCGTCCAGCACGACATACTCTACATAGTTGCTGCTTAATGGGCTTAATCTGGAAAATACGATCCTGTCACTTACATCTGATTCAATAAATTCAGTTAAAAGATTTATTTTGTAGTTCTTAAAGCCGCTAGGCAACGTACTTGATAGCATTACATTGAATGTAGCAGGGTCTATCTTAACATAATTTTTGTCTTGATCTAGTACCCAAATAAACCCGTCGAAATCAATAGTAAAATCATTTATAACTGTTGCTGCATGTACCATTGAAACAATGTTTGTGCTTAAATTCCAATAAAATACACTATTATCTTTGAGATAATAAATCTGCTCACCGCGGCGTTCTGCTTTGTCTCCATCAGTAAAGAAAATTATATCATTATCTTGTATTGTTGCAGCGTGAATTGTTTTTATTGTTGACAAATTTTTAGAGAATGATGTGCCAGGTACAAATCTTATTGAGTAAAAGTTTGAATTTAAGCTTTCATAAATTTCATCTGTAAGTAAATTGTATCCTTGTATGGTAAGATTGGTTCTTCCTTGTTTGCCATACATGCCACCATCGTTGGCTGATAACATTAGTGCTAAATGACCGTAAATGTCAAAGTCCAATATGTCATTTATTCTTCCTTTCACTTGTCTGGACACTACCTCAACATTGTTAGGATTGTATTTTGATATTTCACCGTCGCTGAACATGATATGGTAATCAGTAAAATCGTTTGTTCTAAAAATATACTTTATGTCTTTGTTGAACTGCAATTTTCTCAAAACAGTAAAGTCTGTGTTTGTTATATCTATGTTGCGATTTCCACCTAAAAACATTAATGCAGTGTTAGGGACATAATTGTATATGCTGAACCCGTACTTATCAAGATTGCCTATGATTTGATTGCCGAATGGCTTTGACCAATCAGCACAGTACATGTCAAATATAATTGTAAACTCAGAACTTTCACCTATGCTTGATAAATTAGCTGAGTTTGTGTATCTGTTACCATCAAAAACAAACTCAGCATCTGGTTCAATAACATCAAACACTTCAATATCCCCTGTAGTTCTGAATGTGCTTACATTTCGTTGAACAAGATATTCGTTCAGTGCTTCTATTCTGTGTTTAACTCCTTCTGGCCCGACTCTATAATAAGCATAATAACAACCAGGTTCAAAAGTAAGAGCAGACGGTGTATCAAAAATATCATACTTGTCTGCATCTGGTATTTTGTTAATTTTATTTTGAAACTCTGGCACATAATACATGGCTTTAAAATCGTCTGCAGTAAGAGCATTAAAGAAATTTACTTTCTGTGGGTTATAGTATCTGTCAACCCACACTGGGCGAGAATTAACGTCACCATTACCAGATAACCAGCTACATAAAAAGCTTCCTGTTTGTTCATCAATAGCATCACCGAAATAAGATGAATGTTTGTAATTAGCTAGTTTTTTAAATACTAAATCAGATTTTAAAGGGTGGTCGGCTGCAGTAGCACCAGCTTCAATTAACCCCGAATCTCTAATGTTGATTCTGTTGAACGGGTACATGTCTGTTGGCATATGAAAATATGTAATTTTGTCGTTCTTAAGTAAAATTTTGGTAGAGAAGGTTTCATAACCAAGCGATATATTGTCATTACCATAGTTTTGACGTGACCCGGTGAATAATTTTTTGTAGTCTCTAAAGTTGCACAAGTCTTCATCATAAAACGGTGCGTTTCTTGCTTGACCACCTTCAGATGTGAAAGTATTTTTTAAAGACAATATGTTTACTGGCATTTCATTGCCAGTGATAGCGTAAAATTCACTGTTAACGAGTAGGTTCGATTTTATATTAGGAAAACTTACATTTTCATCAATTTCTGTTGAATTTGTTTTAAAAGTTTTTTCATACGACACCCATGAATCTTGTATTTTTGAAACATTAGCTGGATCAGATCTTTTTATACATTTAAAAATAGATTTTAAATCAAAAGGAAGTGCAAACCCTGTGACCGGATCTGTTAATGTTAATTTTTCTTCTTCATTTATTATAACATATTTTGCTATATCGTTAATATTTTTATAGAAGACGATGTAATCAGAATCTCGGTCATACAAATAGTAGAATATTTGAGGACTGTATCTACCTAAGTAATCTGATTTAGTATCTTTACAAAATATTAAATTTCCTATGTAATCTACTGTCAAATATCTTGTTACATTGAACATTTCATGAGAAATTTTGCAAAATTTGTCGTCTAGCAAAGTAATATCAAAATAATATCTGTTATCAATGTATTGTTGTCTCCCGGATACCGCAACAGTAGCAGTTCTTTGATCAATTTCAGGTTCTTCTGTAACCCAAAACCTAGTGAAGTTATTAATTCCTAATAACGCGTTGGCTGCAAGGTATGTTGAGAAGCCTTCATCTTCCAACGGCTTCAAGTTTTCAATGTAAATGTTGCTATCTAATGTGTCATTGCGTGTTAAAAACAAGTTAGAGAAATTATTAATAGCATTATCATTTGATTTGTAGAAAATATCATTTAGAGGGAATGAAACATTGTGTTCAGTAAAGAATATAGACTCATTAAACTTTAAATTCTGATCATGCACATAAACAGAGGATAAAGGCCTAAACGTTACAGGCGTGAACTCCTTAACAACCATAGAATTATTTATTAACAGGTAACTATTATCTAATAGTTCCTAAGTAGGGCCCGTATATTAAGAATGATGTGAAAGCTCCTGCATATGCTTCTTTGAATGAACCGCTAAGTACTTGCCATTGAGTGATATATTGACCGGTAAAGGCTAAGCCATCGCCAGCGCCAAGCTGACCCTCTTCATTTCTACCTACAGAATACGCATGATTTTCATTATCTACAACAACTGTGTGTTCATACCCTGCAGCTATTGATTTAATAGGGACACCGCCCCATGGACCTATGTTAGTTATATTTATAAAGCTAAGTGACATTGCTTGGCTGTTATTACCTAGCTGACCGGCATTATTAAATCCTGTAGAATATATTTTACCATCTTTGTCAATAGCAATTGTAAATGTAGATTTGCATGCAACATCTCTCCATACTATGTTGTCTGTGTTTTGCACAAAATATTCAGTTAATGTAGATGTACCTAATCCTATGGCGCCGGATAAGTTTGTACCAGCAGTAAACATGTTGTAATTACCGCCGCCGACGGATGATAGTAATATAGTAAAGTTGTTACCACAAAACACTTTGTCAAATCTAGGCTGTTCAACAGGAGTTACATTACCAGCCAAGCGAACTCTGGCGGGTGTTATGGGTGTAAATGAATAAAAGTTTGAAAAAGCAATTTCATTGAACCCGCATTGTGCATCAATATTTAAACCTGTTGTAAGTGCAACGCCATCAGAACTTAATGCGCATGTGTGTAGCAAACCGCATGCAACATCTTTGAAACTGCCATTAATTGGTGTGAATAGTGCACAGCTTAACACACTTACACCGAGTCCCAATTGACCTTGTTCATTGTAACCAGTAACATACAGAGTGTTGCCTGCAATAGCTGCAGAATGTACAATACCAGCAGCAACTTTAGTGAAATTGGTAGGTGTTGGTACTCTTACAGTGCCTGGACCATCAAACATTGTAGAGGATACTTCAGGTACTAAACAAAACGAACTCACAATAAAGGTATGAGTGTTGGTCACATTGTTGTCTAGACCTAACAAGCAACCTGTAAACTTATTAGATGGTACTGGATGACCAGGATTAGGCTCTAGAAGCAAATCTTTTACTAAAGGAACAACATCATTTACACCGGCACCGTATAATTTACCAGTAGAATCAATTGCAAGTGTATGATAATAACCACCGCCAACAGAATCCCATGTGCCTGTATTGGCAATGAATGTGGTTTGGTATGTCTGATTCATATTAGTATTTATTTATTTGGTTAATTTTCATAGTGATTAGTAATTTTTAGCCTCATCAAAAGCATTCAATGCAGCAATGGTTGTTGTTGGAGAAGGTGTAAGAGTACGTGTATTAGTTGGTGTAGAGGTGTTAGTATTTGTAACTGAAACTGTGGGTGTTTGTGTAGGTGTATCAGATGGCGTAGCAGTCACTGATTCTGTTGGTGTCTGAGTAGGTGTATCAGTCACTGTAGGTGTAGGTGTCAGAGTAGGTGTGTTAGTAGGTGTCAGAGTCTGTGTATATGTTTGTGTTGGTGTAGCTGTTTTAGTTAAAGTAGCGGTGTTAGTTAATGTAGCAGTCTGTGTAACAGTGTTGGTCATTGTAGGTGTACTGGTCACTGTGGGTGTTGGTGTTACTTCTGTTGCAGTGTTGGTTGGTGTTGGGGTATGAGCCCATGGTACCCCTGCAGGAATAGTTACTGTTCTGGTTAAAGTAGGTGTGTTAGTAGGAGTTCTTGTGGGTGTTACTGTTAAATTAGGTGTCAAGGTGGGTGTTAATGTGGGGAATGGAGTTTCAGATGCTGTATAAGTTTGTGTTAATGTTGGTGTTGTGGTGTCAGTCACTGTTGGTGTAGGTGTTAGCAATGTTCCTGTGTTGGTTTGTGAAGGTGTATAAGGAGGTACCCCTGTTGAAACAGTTACGGTAGGTGAAACGGTGGGTGTCAGGTCTGGTGTAGTTGTAGGTGTCTCTGTTAATGTGTTGGTAGGTGTTGCAGTCACTGTTGTAGACACTGTCTGAGTAGGTGTTGGTGTCATAGTGATGTTTGTTTCTGTAATTGTCATGGTGTTGGTAACTTGTGGAATGTCTAATCCAAGTTGACCGTGCATGTTGATACCAGCGCGGAACATGGCCTCGGTTACTGGTGTCGGCGTTGGTGTCGGTGTAGCAGTTGTAGTACGAGTAATTGTTGGTGTGTTTGTGGATGTTATTGTCTGTGTAGGAGACAATGTCATGGTGTTCGTTAGTGTAAATGTTGGTGTTTGTGTTACAGTGTTTGTTAACGTTTGAGTTGCAGTTATTGTAGGTGTAGGTGTTGGTGTTCTGTAGTTCTTGGACTCGTCTTCGCCAACCAATATAGCGGGTGTAGGTGTAACTGTGTTTGTTACTGTCAAGGTTACAGTCTGTGTTACAGTCTGTGTATTGGTTGGTGTATTTGTAGGAACTTGTGTAGGTGTAACAGACGGTGTCTGTGTTGCTGTCTGCGATACAGTAGGTGTATTGGTTGCAGTTGTTGTCGGCGTCTGTGTAGGTGTATCGGTAAGTGTAACAGTTGGGGTCTGCGTCTGAGTATTTGTGTTGGTATTTGTAATAGTAGGTGTGCATGTTGGCGTCTCGGTTTGTGTAGACGTGGGTGTGACTGTCTGTGTAACTGTTCTTGTAGGTGTTTGTGTGAAGGTTGTTGTAGGTGTCTGTGTAGGAATAGCAGTAGGTGTAAGTGTGTTTGTAGGAGTAACAGTTCTTGTGAGTGTGTTTGTTGGTGTAACTGTGCGTGTCATTGTTAATGTAGGTGTTACTGTAGGTGTTAGAGTGAATGACGGCGTCAATGTCAAGGTCAGTGTTATTGTCGGTGTCAATGTCATGGATGGAGAAATTGTAGGAGTAGGTGTCGGTGTAACAATTTCATCTGATATTGCAACGTTAGACAAATATTTCTTACCTTTTAGTTCCATGACCATCAAATCATTTTCATACAGCTTGTTGTTGACTTTGCTAAACGGTAATTGACGCGCTTCTAACAAATGTATGTCGCCTAATTCATAAACTGAGTCTTGCAACACGCACAAGATATAATTGAACGTGGTTTGTGTCATGTTACCGTTAATAACACTAATAGATGGATAATATGTTGTTAGATAGTTACTAGATTGTTTGTATACATGTGGTACGTTTACTAGATTAGGAAATAATGATTGTTTGGGGTTCTTTTCATCAATATTTTCAATAATATCTTTGCTTATGTCAGTAATTTGACCGTCACCAAAATTATATATAATTTTTAATACTGCAAAAGTAGACGCTTCTAACGCAGACGGCATGAATACAACAGTGGTATCACCTTTGCACAGGGGTAATGGCTGCCACGTTACTGTATCTTTGATGGGATAACCATATGGGAAAAATAACCCGGCATTGGCACGTGATGTATACTTTGAGGGAGCAGCTTCAAATATATCACCTGAAGCAGATACCGGAAATTCAATTTCTGTATCATAAACTGGGTCTAAAAACAAATAACCGTTTAAAAACTCACCTCCAACATACGGGACACTGGATGATAAGAGAACTGACAGAGTGTTCATTATGGCCCTCCTTCAGACGGTGTTGGGGTTGGTGTGGGAGCCGGTGTCATGACTTCAAATAATAGATCATTTTGATTTTGATTGTTTTCTACCCATCCAGCTATTGGTATATTATTTACATCTGTTGAAGGGTTGTTAGCTATTACTTGACTGGAGTCCAAATTAAATAGCACCCATGTGCTGCCTATGCTATTGTCAGTAGCCACACTAGGATCCATGAATACCATTAGGTTGTATTGCCAAACATAGCCGCTACCGCTAGAATTCTTAATGTACGTACCATTTAATTGATAATTTGGATTAGAAGCCTGTACATTGTATACTAAGAAATTGTCATTTGAAGTGCTAATACTGTAATTAGGTGTTGTAGTAATTGTTGGGGTTGGGGTTGCAGTAGGCTCATTTGTTGTTGTTTGAGTTAATGTCACTGTGACAGTAGGTGTGTTTGTGGGTGTTTCAGATGGTGTGAATGAAGGTGTATAAGTCAATGTACTTGTTTGTGTGACTGTTGGTGTATTTGTAGGTGTCTTTGTTAGTGTCGGTGTTAATGTAGGTGTCTCAGTTAATGTGGGTGTAGCAGTAGGGGATAGACCTGGTGTTGTTGTTGACGTGACAGTGCATGTGTTGGTAGGTGTAGGTGTTACATTGGGACTGTATATAACATCAACTAATGGTTTTGCTTTGCCTTGCAGTGAATTCCATTCTAAATTGCTTATTACGGCAGAAGCATTGTAATAAGTGTCTGTGTTGAGCGTTGCATCAAATAATACCCATGCATCTAATGACGGTGAAGACGGTGTGCTGATTGTACGGAACTGGATAGTGTTGCCATTTGGTCCAATAAAGTTTTCAGTAGCGCTAGATCTTGTATACAATCCAACAGATGATGCATCTTCTGCTTCAACAACATTAATAGCAGAAATGTAGTTTGAAGTGAACGGTGTGTATGTGGGTGTTACTTCAAGATCCCAAACAGGGGTAGCTGTCGTGGTGGTAGTGGGTGTAGCAGTGGGTGTAGGTGTTGATGTTTCAGAAACAGTAGGTGTTAAAGTTTGAGTTGCTGTTGATGTAGGTGTTACTGACTCTGTTGGTGTTAATGTAGGAGTTTCAGTCAACGTGGGTGTAGGTGTTGATGTGATTGTTTCAGTAGGTGTAATTGAAGGTGATACAGTTAGTGTGGGTGTTTCAGTCAATGTCGGGGTAGCTGTTACAGTCTCAGTAGGTGTATATGTAGGTGTAGCTGTTACAGTCTCTGAAACTGTAACTGTTGGTGTCGGTGTTGCAGTATAGAGAGGAATATCTACACCGACTTCACCAAATCTGTTTTGACCGGCGCGGAACATAACTTCTTGTGGTTCTGTCGGTGTAGGTGTGGATGTAACTGTATTGGTCGGTGTGGGTGTTTGTGTAACGGTCTCTGATACTGTAATTGTTGGTGTTTGTGACGGCGTTACAGTCAATGTTTGGGTCAATTCCGGTGTACCTGTTGGTGTAGGTGTAACTGACTCTGTTGGTGTCATGGTAATCGATTGTGTTGGTGTTACAGAAGTTGTAGGCGTTACTGATTGCGTCTGAGTAACAGATTGTGTAGGTGTAGATGTAACTGTACCAGTTATTGTTGGCGTTACAGTTGGTGTAGCTGTAGGAAATGCAGTACGGGTTGGTGTAACTGTTGGGGTAACTGTTCTTGTAGGTGTAGGTGTTAACGGCCGCGTGTTGGTCTGTGTTACAGTTTGTGTTACTGTTTTTGTAGGCGTTGGGGTTGTTGTGGGTGTAAAAGATTGAGTTAGTTTGGGTGTTAAAGTTACAGTCTTTGTGGGTGTAGGTGTAACTGTAGGTAGAGGCAGAGTTTGTGTTAAACCGGGTGTCAATGTGACTGTAACAGTAGGTGTTACAGTTAATGTATTGGTGACAGTTGGTGTGGGTGTGAGATATGGGTTCGTCTCTGTTGGTGTTAATGTGGGTGTAGGTGTCGGCGTAAATTCAGCTTTTGCATCTGTGTAGAATGCATTTGAATTTAAGCTTTTTATTTTAAGCATTGTATCTGTGGATTCAAACAATGGTTTTGCAAATGAAAGGACAGGGTAAACGCTTGGCGGAAATGCTATTTTTTCGCGTAAGTCAGTTTTGAACAGTGTAACAAATTTGTCTTTAATTTTGTGTTCTACTTCTAGCGTTCTGCCTTGATTTGTTAGTCTCACTCTGAATGTTCTGTATTCTGGTACAATTCGCAATTTAGTTTCAATATCTTCAGAAGAAGCTGGTCTATATAGTGTGAATGGCTCTTTAAAAGAAGATAATGCGAGGTTATCACTAACAAACAACAATTCATTTTCAAAAAATTGTGATATTGTAGGTGTAGGTATAATAGTTCTGGTTAATGTTTGTGTGGGTCTGGGTGTTCTGGTGGCTGTAGGGGTGTTTGTTATTCTAAATGTTGTAGTTAATGAGATTGTTGGTGTGACTGTGGGTGTCCATGTGGTTGTTGGTGTTCTAGTAGCTACAGGTGTTAAAGTTAGAGTAGGGGTACTGGTTAACGTGGGTGTTGGTGTCGGAGTCATTGTACCTTATTCTCCAGCATGCAGTTCATAGAATTACTCTATTATTTAATAAGCGAATCTAGCTTTAAAGGTCTTAACTTATTTTATAACTGACCAAAAAGGTGCCCATTCACCAGGTAAAACAACAGGGCCTAACTTAAATGCACGGTTAAACCCAATTACAGCCATGGTTCCGTCCGAATTTAATGCTAATAACGTGTATTCGTTACCAAAGCCGTTGCTAGCAACATCTACTATCTTATTGCCGCTCATAGTGTTAAAGGGTGGGTTCACTTCAATCCAACCTTTGTGATCACCTACGCCTTGTGTGCCAGGCATGTAGCCTGCAGCAAATAAACGACCATTATCTAGTAATAGCAAAGTTGTAGTAAATTTGTTTGTACCGCCGCAAACTACAGTTTTAATAGTACTATCATATTCTCTAGCATCAAAAACTTTAGTAAATAGCTTAGTAGTGCCATCTGTTAAACTATTGCCTAATTGCCCATAACCATTGTATCCGCAAGCGTATAGTTCATAACTGTCACTGGTTTTATAGAAAGTACTAGGAAACTCACCACCACCGGTATAAACTGCGCCGACATTTACTGCTATTTGAGTGGCGCGTGTCAATTCTAAAGTGCTGTTGTTGCCTAATTGACTGTATGTATTAGCTCCCCACCCGTAAAGTATACCGGCAGCATTAAGAGCAAAACAAGTTGACCCTACATTTGCTCCTTCTATTGCAATCTGAACAATGTTTGTTAAAGTTGTTTTGCTAATATCATTTTGAACAGAATGCCAAATAGGATTTACAGACGCTTTGCCCCCGTCACCCATTTCTCCGTTAGAACCAGAGCCTATCGCTTTAACTTGACCGTTATTTAATAAAGCTAGTACTGTTGATCCTTTGGATATGACATAGTTTACGTTGGAAAGGTTGCATGAAATAACAGAACGCTTGGGTGTTGTGTCACCAGTGCCTAGCCAGCCGTAACTATTATGACCAAACCCATATAAGTCGTTGGTATTACTAGTGATAAACATTGTAGCAGAATTGCCACGAGTATGAAACGGTAGCATAATATTTTTAGGTACAAAGCCTAGCTCAGTTTGGCTTAAACTGTTTGCAATATCAAAATAAAGATAATTGTTTGTGCTGCCTTTACCATCACCAAAAGACCAATTACCGCCTAAAAATATTCTGCGCTCAGTGGTAATACCTGCCCAATATTGATAACCGTTGTAAACATAATCCCAATTATAATCGCGGTATGTGTAGGTGTTTCCAGCAGGGTTAACAGGATAAAAGGCGCTGTAACCTGTACGAACCTGTGATAAACCTACACTGTTAGTATTTCCAGAAAAGATTATGTGTTTTTGATTGCGGGAAACAAGCAAATTGTAATCATATGCTCCTGCATTGCGTGGCAGCCCATTATATGAAAATCCTGTTGTATTATCAAGCGCTCCTAAGGAAGTAATTTTAATGTTACCTGTACTAAAATCTAATGAGATACCATCTCCTGCAGAAAGCGATAATACACCATTATTTGATAGTACTACTCTGTTACCATCACGGAAAACATTAATTCCAGGGTTGCTTGATTCAATAGAAGTTACAGGGTCATTGCCTTCAGAAGATACTTGCACTTCATCCCATTTAGTCAAAAGATCATTTACAGTGATTTTGTATGTGCCTGTATCATCTTGAATAATAAGATAATCAGTAGGTAAAGGGCTACCTATTAGCTTTGGCAAATCATTAATTTTGATTACATTCGACATACAATAATATTTATTAAATTACAGCTCTAAATGAACATCTCCAAGCATATCTTCATGACCTGAAGGTCCTTCATTGTTGTCTGTAGTGGGATCTTTTAATCCCGGGATAAAGATGTTTCTAACTGGATTAAACCTTGCAGGTGTTGATGCGGCTTTGCGGCTTCCATCGTTTTCTACAACTTGAACAGTATAGAATGTATCTTGTACATTAGGTATTTGAATCTTTCTCACTGATGTGTTGTCGCCTTGAGAAGATGTCCAGTTTATACCGTCAGCTGTATAGAGCAATGTGACTTGAGTACAATCTAGTGATGTGCATTTGATGTTCCATGTCCACATAGTACCGTCCATGGAGCTAGTCATGCGAACCATGGTGGGTCTTCTGCCATATAATGCTGTATGTGTCATGGTCATAGTTGGTGTGGGTGTAGGCGTTAATCCGGATGTTTGAGTAAAGGTAGGTGTCATGGATGGGGTAGGTGTGACTGTTCTTGTTGGTGTAACAGTCGGGGTACCGGTCATAGTTGTAGTCGGGGTGTTGGTTGGTGTATCGGTAACTGTTGCTGTGACCGATTGAGTTGGTGGCGGTGTTGGTGTGTTTGTAGGTGTAGAAGTAATTGTTTGAGTCATACCTGGAGTCAATGTCACTGTAGGTGTCACAGTTAATGTTGCTGTTTGGGTAATGGTTAATGTGGGTGTAGCAGTTGGCGAAACAGACGCTGTCACAGAAATTGTAGGTGTTTGTGTGGGTGTTAATGTAGATGTACGAGACACAGTATTTGTTACTGTGGCGGTTGTAGTGGGTGTTGGTGTTGTCTTTCCTGACGCAGTATTGGTCATGGTAATAGTAGGTGTAAATGTTGGTTGTGGTGTGCGTGTAGAAGACATTGTCGGTGTAGGTGTTGGTGTAACAGATGTGATTGTGGGTGTGGGTGTGACTGGTGTACCTGTAGGTGTTGGTGTACCAGAAGGTATAGGTTCAGGTATATAGTACCTGTTTGTAGGTCCTCTTACAGCTATGGTATTAGGACGAGGCATTCCATATCCCAGCAATCCATAAGCAGATGTAGAAAACATTCCTGTTAAATCAAATCCTATGCCAATTACACCATGCGGTATACCTGTGAATAATGCTCTGCTAAGCATTCCATCATCATCTCTGTACACATCTAACTTGCTATATCCTAGAGAAGGGCCCGGGCCACCACCTGTTAACGGGCTCAAGAATGAATCAACTAATGATAAACAGAAGCCTTCACCGCCAGTGAGATGTTCACCGTAACATGAGTATTCAAACGTTATGACAATGTCCTTCTTGGTATCTAATTGTTGATCCAAATAAATGGCGCCGGAATACGCAGTAAGCATGTATTCCATTGTCATAAATTGTGTGTGAGTAATAGTTGGTGTAAAGGAAGGGGTTACTGTGATGGTAGGTGAATTAGTAGGCGTGGCATTAGGGGTTGTTGTTGGTGTTCTTGTAACTGTAGGTGTGAGTGTATATGTGACAGATTGAGTTGGTGTCTGTGATGGAGGACACACACCTAATGCAACTAAAGGAGCAGGGCTTGATCCATTTACTGGAACCCAGCCAGTTGTAGGTATATAGAAAGGTACTTTAGATGGGTTAGTATATTTTACATTGCCTTTATAAAACTGCCAATCAGGGTTATACCAATCACCGAAATATAAGATGGGCGTAAAAGTACCGACCCTGCTAAAATATGTGTTGTTAGGTAGTAATTCATATGTACCATTGACTTCACCGCTACCTGCAAACGATACACAAACGTTTGTTGCAGGTATGTTGTATGTGGTGCTTGTCACTGTTGGTGACGGTGTGGGCGTCATTGTCAGTGTGGGTGTGGGCGTGGGTGTAATTAAATCATGAAAATTAATTAATTCAGTTTGAACGTCTGTTGTACCTAGAGCACAATCAAAAGTTTTTATAGCTGCTATGAGACCGTTATATCCTTCTGAATTAGTTGGATCATTTTTGTTTAAAGCAGAACCTACTGCAAAAGGATCAGTTGATGTGGCACTTAAATCTCCGAAGTAAGATGTAAACGGTATAGATAAGCCGCTTAAAGGAATTATTTTACCTGTGTCCTGTAAACCTTGGCTGTATGGTATTAGATATTGTAAATTACCGTTAACATATAACCTTACATTTTTTGTAGAAGCATTTAAAGATAATAATATATGCTTAAAGGAATCATCTGTAAGTACTTCTTCTTGTGTTTGATGGTAGATTGTATTGTTGTTAGAGAGTGAGCCTATGCCAATTACTACTTTTCTACCTTCTTGCTTTATAAAATAACCAGGTGCAAAGTTCCATCCACCTTTACCTACTATTCTGCGTGAGAAATTAGCAACGCTGCCAGATGCTACAACAGAAACTGTAAAGCTATCTGTGTCATGGTTATGCTTGCTATCATAAAAAGGAAAATATGTAGATAGTGCAGGAAAATTGTTAGAATCAGTAAATGTAAAAATTCTGTTTCCATCTATACCGACATTATGAACAACGAGACTATTGTTGCCTTCTATAGACAAGTCGCGCACATAATCCCCGCTTTGACCGTCGCCTGAATAACAGTCTAACGATCTGCTATCAATTGTCATGTCTAAGCAAATGTTAATGGTAGGGGTCGGTGATGGTGATTGCGAAGGCGTCTGAGTGGGTGTTATTGTATATGTTTTGGTCGGTGTGGGTGTTCTTGTGTATGGATTAGTTTCAGTTGGTGTTAAAGTAGGGGTCGGTGAAATACTTGTTGTTGGTGTTGCTGTTACTGTTCTGGTAGGAAATGGTGTTTGTGTAGCAGGCGGTGTAGCTGTTACTGTGCAGGTAGGTGTAGGTGTAGGGGTATTATAATACAACACGATATTTTGATTGATATCGGTTAATAACCCTTGATTATTATCTGTTAATATTCTGTTGTCAGACATATATTTTATTATTTACGTTGTTGCTTCCATTTGTAAAGTTAAGGTTGAACTGTAATATTCAGACTGTCGTCTGATACTATTGGATCTCCATCATCCGTTAAAAGGTTAAATAACTCTGCTATGTTCCAAATATATTCAGGTATTCTGACATTTAAAGGGGCGCTTTCAGTGCCAAAATTGTTTACAAATTTTAATGAGTAAACAACATTGCTATCAAACCCTAGATATCTAGTAATATCAAGGTAGTCAAAGAAGCCGGTAGTGCCAAAATTGTTTGAATACCTGTACGAACTACTCATTGTCGTGTATGGCTGGCCGTTAATATACAGTGTTCCTTGTGTGGCTTTCTGTAAGTTGAAGCCACCATAAGTAATAACCAATCTCATGGATCCTTTGCTGCAAAGATTGGTGAACGGATTTAATTCACATGGTAATACTGGTCCGCTAACAGTTTGTAGCTGTACAGTAGGTGGCTCTGTAATGAGCGCGTCAGCAGGGTAAGTGGGTATTGCAACAGTAATTACATTGCTTCTTAATGCAAAATTATTGGCTGCTTCAACACGAATAGCTGTGTTACCATCAAATTCACGCAAATAGAAATTGGCATAACCGTTAACAACGCCAGCACTAGAATGTATTCCGCCGTTAATTATGAGTGTAACGGTAGATGCAGTTACCAAGTCGTAAGAGCCTGCTGCTACTCGCACATGGAATCCACCGTTGGTACAATTTTGTGTAATAGGGTTTCTTACGCAAGGTTTGGGTGGGCCGGAGACTGTTACTAGTTCTACAAATGGATTTACAACTATAATTTCTGTAGGTGTGAGTGTAGGTGTCATGGTCAATGTTGGTGTTAATGTAGGTGTAGTTGTTGGGCCTGGTGTACGGGTGGGAGATGCTGTTACTGATGCAGTTGGCGTTCTTGTAGGCGTAGTGGTCTTTGTTGGTGTAATTGTCGGCGTGATTGTCGGTGTTCTGGTTGCTTCTACAGTGTAGGTTAATGTCAATGTAGGTGTTACTGAAACTGTTGTAGTTGGGGTTGCAGTAACTGTAATAGTTGGTGTATTTGTTGGTGTCACTGTTCTTGTAGGTGTAACTGTCGGCGTTCTTGTTAATGTCGGGGTGGGGGATGGATCTAACCCAGCAGTCGATGAAACTGTTAATGTTGGTGTTACAGTGGGTGTTCTTGTTAATGTCGGAGTGGGTGTAGGTGTAGCTGGCTGTGTTGTTGTCGGTGTAGGTGTCATAGTTACAGTTTGTGTTGGTGTAACTGATTGTGTGACTGATACTGTAACAGTGTTTGTCGGGGTTTGAGTAATAGTAGGTGTTTGTGTAAATGTAGGTGTAGGTGTGAGTTCTGGGAACGGATCGGCTGCATCTAAATTAAACGTAAATACACCATCTTCTGTAATGGAGCCAGCAACACCTCTGAACGAATCAAAATCGCTTACAACATCATCACTTGTTTTACTGGTATAATCACGAAGAAGCGGGCCTACACTTGGGTCACAGAAGTTTTCAGAATAAACATCTATTCTTGGCTTAAAGAAATTATTCTCTACAATTTCTAACTTATCTGCAATATACTTAAAAGAAGTTCTATATACATAAAACAAATTAGAAATATCTTTACCTAAGAACGAAATTACATAGTAATTTGTATCATCATTGTAATTTACTAGAGGTTTTTCTGTGTTAATTATGTTTATTTTTACGTCTCTATCTACTTCTACAATGGAATAAGTGAATACATCTTCTAGAGATAACTGTCTGTTGAATGGATACAGTTTTATAACATCACCAGAATTAATATCAACTTTGTAAATTTCAGGGTAAATAATTTTTTGAGTCGTGCAGCTTAATTGATAAAACAAATTTGTCTTTACAAAAAACAGTTCTTTAGATTTTTCATTAAACCAAGGCAGAGATACATCTTCAAAATCTCGATGATCACCTTTATAAATTACTGTGTCTGCGCGTGCATTGCCAAATATAATGTTTGATTCAAAATCGAAATATAATTTTTCAAATATTACATAGTTTTCAGTTTCTATGTAAAGCAAATCGTAAAACATGTCAAAACTTACAACATGATCATTAACCTCATTTAGAACATCTTGATTGTATTTTATGAATACACCACTTAATGCAGCAGAAAGCGGTTGAAGTATGGATGAATTGTTGTTACGAAAATATATAGTACCTTTTACCTTGTTGCGTGCATCATACAAGGATTCAACGTCCTCTGTATTATCTGTAGTTGTATCATATTTTGTTAATCTATTGTCTGTGACGATATTGAAGAAGTTGCTTCTTATGAAGTACGGTTCAGGGTATCTGTAGATGTCAGAGCACGGATCAGCACTTGCAACTAACATGTAGAAACCATCTAGATTCCAAACACCAGTGCCTGAAGGTACAAAAGTAAAATCTGGTCTATACAGATAGCTGGGACGATAATTAGGTGGCTCCGCTCTGCGACTTGCACCGCTGTCGATCAAAACATTATAGTACAATGATCTGTCTGCAGGAGAAAATTCAGGTGTATCAGTGTTGGGGTCATAATATTTCGTAGAAAGAGAAGGTATAAAGTTTAGACAATCGTAAATTGAGCAATCAAATGTATCGTACACATAATTCGAGCTTTGGCAGAAGTTGTCAGGTAGCATTCTGTAAGATAGAACAAAGTCAACTTTTACGGCTGTTAATGAGAATGAGGGCGGCTCTGTGTCATACAAAGATAAATCAGGGGTCCAATATTCGCGTAATCCGTAAGAATATGGTGCGGTTCTAGTAAATACACCTGAATATTTTTTAATTGGATCATAAGTAGTGTAGTCAAAATTAAAACCAGATAATACATCATAGTATTGATGACCGTTGAGTATCAAGCATTGCTTAGCATCAGTGCGAAATATGCCTGTGTCTACTAGCCTTTGAGCTCTTGTTAAATCTTTGTTTTTGTATAATTTTTTGTATAACCCATAGTCATTACCAAAGACGTCACTCTTGTATTGAACTAAAGTCTGATTTATAGAAAGCAGAGTGCGCTGTCTATTTTCCAGGTCATAATAACCTGCTTGTCGTAATGGAAATATATCATCGTTTGACCATATATTTTTCTTTTCACCTTTGAAAAAGTCGGTGGGGTCTGTGTATCTAGATAAACCTTGAGGGTTGTATTCAAGAGTTTGTTCGCGAGATTGATAGCCTCTGAACAGTTGCAATTTGCTGTCAGATATAATATCGCCAAACCTGTATGAGTTTGATGCATCTACTTTAGTTTCGCTAATATCTTCAACAAAGTCTAGCGGTGTGTCAAATAGCGAGCCAGTTTCTGCTGAAATATTTCCTTGCTTGAATGGATCAGGAAAAACATACAATGAGTTGGGTGTTAATTTTGCAAGATCAATGGATGGATAAAACTTAAAGTTTGTAAATGTAAGGTACCCTAGTTTGTCTGGTTTGAAGAACAATCCTATTTCTGTAGGTTTTAATAAAAACTCTGAGCTGGGCGATGCAACTACAGTTGGAAAGCGCTTGTTAGCAAAATTAGCATAGTCATTAGCAGCTTTAAATAATATGCCGGATGTAATGCTTGTAATAGTATTTCCTGTAGATAAGAAATAATAATCTGTACCTAAAAACTTTTGGGTTAGCAATCTTTTGTTTAGTAAATTTAAGTTATCTACTGATCCGTTGTTAATAGTGTCAATAAAGTCTCTATCTTGCAGGTAAAATAATTGATTTGCACTTACTTTAGGATTAATGGTAAACAAATTTCCAAGCTCGGAAACATAGAAAGGGTAGCTTGTAATAGCATTTGTAATAGCAGTGTTGATGCTGCCTTCTAAATTTGTAAACAAATATGGGTCTACATCTACTAAGTTTGCGCCATAAAAATCTTTGCGCATTCCTTTGGACACATCATAAGCGGAAAACGGTTTAGTAGGATCAACATCATAATAATCATTGTATCTATCGTATAATTCTTCTACTTTGAATGTTAATAAATCTCGAATGCCTGAAAGCGACATTCCCAATGAACGTAATTTAACAAACCCTTCTTCTGTTGAAAGGTATCTCAACACTTCATTGTAAAGAATTGTTTCTACACCCAATGAAGAGCCTTGCAAATTGTGTTGAACTACAGAACCTTTTACATGATCTCGTAATGTTGAGTAATACAAACACACTTCTTTTATTTTGCGAGCATAAAAAGGTAGTACTGCAGCTAGATCTTTGTCATTAGAATAATCGATGTTATCTAAGAATCGTTTTTCTTCTGGTGTAGTAAAATTAATCGCAATTTGTTCAATTAGATCTGTGTATAGAGTTCTTACATAATTTGCTCTAACATTGTCTTTACTTGCATTAGCTTGAAACCAATTATTAACATATAATTGATAATTTTTTAGATATGCAGATGTATCGGTATAAAGCGCGCCATTGTATGTTAGCCAATCTATGAAAGGCAGGGGTTTATTTATATCAACAGCATAGATATTGTCAGGCGCATTAATGATAGAATTATCAACAGCATCCTTGGTGTAGCCTGTAAACTGTTGCATTGAAATATTTAATTATTGTATGGTATGTTACTACCGCTCAAAAATAGGCGCAATCCTTTTGTTAATTCATAAGCAATAAGACTTTGCATAATGCCACTGTCTTTAGACCATGCATCAAATGAACTGTTGTAAAAATTGAGTGTGTTTCTAGGATTTGCCCAATCTATTACATTTCCATATACTTCATTAGGCGAGTACTGCTTGTATCTGTAGAATTTATAAAAGTTTCTTATTTTTGCGCCTGAAATATCAGGAGATGTGACTAATCCCCATCCCCAGTCATCATTCCATCCAGACAACGCTACAATCTGCCCGTAGGGGAATGTAGATATTGCTGGTACATTTACAAGCTTAAATTTGTCAGTGAATAACTCTCTGGCTATAATAGGTTCTCCTGTTTTTACTGTTCCTGACAGCACATTGATCTCTGTACCTAGGTTCTTACCATAAGGTGAAAGGCTTGTATATGTTTGTTTTATATCAAAATCTTCATTAAATTGGTTCTTCTCGCCCCATAATCTCTTGTGATTTATGGAGCATAAATCTACTACTCTTCTAAGTTCTGGTGGTAGAGGTAAGCTGTATGCTTCTGTGTTAATAGAAAATTCATCACAATAAGATTGTAATTGTGCAATCCCGACACGGTCTATATCAGCATGAGCATCTGTAAAATTGGCTATTTTTGCATATGATGCTCTTCCTAATGTATTAGGTGTAGAGCTTAACGTGCCAAGAGTTGAGCCTATGAAAGTATCAAACAACACTTTTTTATCTAATAAAATGTTTTGATATACTAGCTGTCTGTAGAAATCTAATGAATCAAAATCTTCGTTTTTGGCAATGATGCTGTATTGACCGGACAGAGGTAAAATATTAAACAAATTAGATTTACCAGAAACAACTCGTGTCAAGGTAGATTTAGTCATGTATTTGTTCACCCATCTTTGTCCTATAAAATCACCTAACCCGACGTATGAATTTTCTTGCCATGCTGATGTTACATGAGTTGGAGTGCCAGATACCGCATACAGATCACTAATGTTATAAAATGAAACATTAGGGGGTGGAGGGTAAGTTGCATCAATTAAATAAATTTTCGCATCAGATGAATTTACTACCCATATATAATCTCCAGTATCACCTGCAATGGCACCTATGCTCTGTTGATAGCTTGTTTGATTTGTACCAGACCCACCAGGGTAGTAGGTGACTTCATTTGTGAGTCTGTCTACACGCACCACTGTTTCGCGGTCATGAAATGTCCATAGATTTTGAAACCCATCTACAGCTAAATTGCCTATGCCTCTGAATCCGCTTATAGGATATCCATTGAGCAGGTTTAAATCACTATCAAATTTGTACAGGTAATCATTTTTGCTAGATAAGTCTGGGTGTTCTGTTGTGTATAAATTAATAGCTGACACCCAAATAAATGACTCTCGATCAACTAATATTTCAACTGGTTGATGCATCCAAGGCAAGTAATAAGAGCTCAGTTGTTTGCCATCAGTGTTATATTTAATAATAGCATTAACAACTGGGTGGCTGTATGCAACATACAGATTATCAAGTCGGTCTGTATCTAACCCTGCGGGCATTAGCAAATTGTCTCCAGCAAAACCACTCAAAATAGGAACATTGTACATGTCACTACTAGATGCAAGAGGTACATTAGTCACATCAGGTAAAGCTATGGTTTTTACATAACCGCTACGCGCATCTAATTTTATGCAAGATACACTATCAAACAGCGCTACCCACAAATCATTTTTGCTGTTCAGTGCCATGCTTCCTGGGGCAGCACTTCCAAGCTCTTCTGATCGGTAGTCAACATTTCTAATTACGTCGCGTTGCAAAAATTCATTATAAAATGCTGTAGGCATTGCAGATAATGAAAAAGAAGAAAGATGAGATCCTTGCACACTTATTTTAACTAATTGATCTTTTGAACCATCTGCAAACCATGTTTGGTAATCTTGCGCGCCGTCTTCACCCTTTGGAACAACTTGTATAGAATAAATGTCGCTTAAATTGCCCAAGTTAAATGCTTTTTGTTGAGCAGAATAAGATACATTGAGAGTGCCTCCTGTGAAATCAAAATAAAATTGTCTAAAAAATCTTATGACTTGTGTGTTGTTTGGAGCAGCTATCCACCCTAGCAAGCAGTCAGATGGAAAGTTTTTAGGGTCTTTAACTAAAATGGATGCAGTTAGTCTACAATTTAATGAAGTTTCTTTAGGTACCAAGTATCCTTTGTAAAAGCTTCCTAATGATCTAGGAATGTCAGGGTCAAAATCATCATAAAATACTACATTTTTTATTGGCTCGTAAATGTTTTCAGCTACTTCTTTTACCACACCCACATCTAACAATGTGTATTTTTGTTCAGAAGAAAGAACACTTAATGTAGTGTAAACTGTATCAAAACTTTCAGGTAACTCTTCTACAATTCTATTAGCATCTTTTCTTATGTGAATAGGTGGGTAATTTTTTGTTGTGAAATTTAAAATATCTTTTAAGCGCACTGTGAACGGAATAGCAGTATTTTGAAAGCTTATTTCAGGTATGTAGAATGAGCTTAATCTCAAATCGCCCTCACCGTCAATACCGTTGGTTGATATAGATAATGAAGAAGCAGGACTGTGTCTTACTTTTACTATAGGAAATGCTGCAGGGCTAGTATTAGAATAACTGTAAGGCGCTTCATTAGCGTTTATGTATTGGTTGTTGTAAATTGTGAATTTATCTATAACTTTATTTGAATCTAATGTAGCAAATACTATTACCGGCAAAGATCTAGCTGTAAATGCTTTGGGTTTGTCATCTGTGTAATAAAATACAGCAGTAGCAGAACTACCAATAACAAAGCTGTTCTCTGTTTCAGGGGTGCACATTAATACATCACCTGCAGAAATATAACCGTACAGTAAATCGTCTTTTGCAGATAATCTGTCAACAATTATATACTGCTCGGTGTTGGTATCTAAAAATTTTCTTCTTTCATAAAATCTGCTCAGTGATTTTAAATGTGCCCATTTATCATTGTAGTATTCTTCAACGTTAGCATAATCGGCGGCTGCACCAGATGCATAAAGATTGACTGTGTATCCATATGCACTTAAATAATGAGTCTGTTGCCAGCTTCTGTACATTACAAGAACAATGGGGTCACTTAAACTACTTGCAGGAATATCGTATACAAATTTTTGTGTTGATACAAAACCTATGCCGTCAGGTACATAGTTTTTGATATTGATAGTAGGTATATACAGGCTTCTGTATGGGTTGTTTTTATTATCAAAAACGGTAAATCCTACTTTATACTCACCTGGCCACCTGTACCAGTGTGTGGGTGATATTTCAGTGGATGTCTCACCATCACCAAAATCCCACAACACAGTTTTGTTAGATATAACCATGCCAGATAGAGCAGGTATGTTGCCAAGATCAGGGATGAATGTTAGTGGTGTTTGTGGAAAAGAGTAGCTTGATGTGGCGTAATTACCAGTAAAGTTCTTGACACTAAAATATACATAAGCGAAGTTAGGCTTTGTCGCGTATTTTGCCTCAGCTAATACTGCCATATTAATACTCCGAAGGTACTACTTGCTGTAATGAAGGTGTTACTACTGATATTTTGTTTACAAACTCAAGAACATTGTGAATGTAAGGAAATTTAAAATAAGGCAGTTGTGTGTTCTGTGATACAATTGTAATGTCTGCTTCAGGATATATTGGATTGTATACAAGAAGGCTTATGCCAGGTGTTGATATGATTGTATCACCTATTTTTCTCTTGGTATTAATGTCTTTTACCCCTTCAATAGATAAGATAGCGTTTGTCAGATCAGTTATCTTGATAACTGAACCTAAATTGTCTCGGGTTGTAGAAAAATAGTTTTTCAAAATATTATATACAGAATTTTGAATTGATTGTGCATTTCTTTTTGCAAAGACATCTCTTGTAATTTCAAGATAACTTGTTTCAGCAATTGCTGAGTTAAGAGACTCACCTGGGCTTCTAATACCGAAATCTACTGCTACATACACTGGGTCATTAATTACAACTTCTGCAGTGGCAAGCTTTATGGGCTGTACATCGTTAATAATAAGTTGTTTTAATGCGCTGTTTAAATAATTGGTGCGTGTCACATAGCTTGTAAGTTTTTCTAATCTAGGCACTGCATAAACGTAAATGTTGTTGAAATTGCATGAATCAGCAAACTTTACTTGATTGTACAGTACTCTTGATTCAAGAGTGGGGTTATTAACCCCCAAATCGAAATAATACTTCATATGGCCTGTTAAGTAGTCCCAGTTGTTGACAACTTTTACTGATGCAAGAAGATTGTTATAATTTTTGTTAATATAATTTTCAAAGTCATTAACTGTTATGAGACGATACTGGCTTCGGAATGTATTTGATGCATTTGCTTTAATGTTTTGAACGCTTTCACGAGTGATAAATGGAGTTGAAGGATCTGAGTTTGAGAATGTAAGAGCAGGTATTAATTCAGCGGGTAATAAATTTAAGTCTGTAGCAACTGTGTCAGTTAATATGCTTTCAGCGCGCGGGGTTCTGTAGTAAAACAGTGTGTTGTTGTTTAAAACACCAGGGCCTACTTCACCTGCTGATCCATCAGTTCTTAAATAGTAGACAGCAACGCTATCACCAGCACTTAATTTTTTACCATTTATTCCATTGCCAAATTTTATTTCATACCTTTCATCTTCATTCATGCGTATTTCATATTTTTTAGAATTGCTTCTCTCGAGGTACAAGGATTCTGTTGGTGTCCATTTCTCCCATACTGGGTTAACCACTGTGTTGTCTTTAACATATACGTCAATATTAAAATGATCTATTACTATGTTTTTGCCATTGTTATCAACAATAGTGAGTGTCAATGCTTCAAACGGATTGCCAATTGCAGTATATGTCGGGTATTCGTTAACAGAGCCTTGAAATAACACGTTTTCATCTTGTAATGATGCTAAAGTTTCAAAATCATTTGTAAGTTTAGAAAATGTTGTATCTTTTGTGAAAGTATAATTAATACCGTTAAGTGTGAAATAAGAATATCTAGGTATAGTATAAATGCCGGCAGGAAGAATATTATTAGATGTTGCTTTGAATGGCAAGATTGCAGATTGATATCCTACTGGTTTGTAGTTTATGAGTTTAACAATCTTGTTTATGTTTTCATACAATTGCGCAGTTGTAAAGGTGCTTTCAGAGCTAGTTTGATTCAAATAAAACAACAACACATGGTATGCATAAGCGATTATATCAATAAATGCTGAGATGTTACTGCCTTCAAAATTTTGATCAGTAAAAACTTTTGTATCATTAAGTCTTTTGACAATAAGACTTTTTAAGCTAAGCGCATCAAATGCAGCGTAAGCATCAGCAGCCAAACTATAATCGTTAAATTTTTGTGCCATAATTATTCAGTTGAAACATAGTAAAATCCAGAATTACTTAATGTGCCTGTGAGTTTAATCACAGCTCCTTTCAATTTAGGCAGCTTCAAAAACATGTTAATGGTGTATTGATGATTGTCTTCATCCATGATTACCTGTATTCGTTCTACTTCGACTCTAGGTTCCCATGCTGTTATGGCTTTATATATCTCAGTACCGACTAAATTTGCGTTCACTGCATTCATGGGTGTGAACAAATATTGCATTATATTACAACCGAAATACGGGTTGAGGATTTTTTGGCCAGGAACTGTTGTTAATATGTTATAAATAGAATTGCGTATTGCAGCGTAATCTTTGTCAATCTTTAAATCTTTAATGGTTTTCTTTTTAAATAAACCTTCGCCTTTTGCATAATCTAGAGATAAATCAACGGCAAGATCGGAATATGTATATTCTGGTTCTAATGTAGATTGTTCTTTGCGAAGAGTTGTAAGATTAACATTTGCCACAAAAATATTTATAGAAATACCTATATTATGAAACGGAGACCATTAAATAATTTTAATGAATAGTAGGTTTTTGTCTTTATATGAATCTGCCATGGGGCGTTACCAGCATGGTGGTTTTTTAGTAGCGGATTTAGTAGAATTCACAGAAGGAGCATTAAAAGATCGTTTTTTTGAGGGTCAGCCTGAAAATATTAAAGAAATGGTAAAATCTTTTATTGAATGTGGTTTAAATCTGCGTGTAAAGTCTATCAAGTCGACTTTTCCTGCTGTAGGTGGTGCAGGTAACCCGGATTACAATGGTTTTAGTTTTGCAGTAGAAGTAACAAAAGAGCTTGCTCCGGGTCTTTACAGCCCTGATGTCATTGTAGTACCTGCTAATCTCTTGAAGATAAGAGACACTGGTGCAAATTTGGCTCCTGTTCCTGCTTCTTTAGTACGTGACGATAAATCACACATTAAGCCTAAGGAAGTTGAAAATGGTGAGCAGGGTACCCAATATTTAAAGCCTGAAGATCAGACCAAGCTTTCAGATCATGGCAAAGGCAAGCATGTTAAAGGCGATAGAGAATTGCTTAATAAAAATGTAAAGATTCCTGCTAAGACAGTTGAGGGTCAGAAAGATCCTGCAAAATATACTGCTAAATATTTACCTTCTAGGTAATATTTTTGTAAGCTAGCGAAATAAAGCAACTGTAACAATTTATTTCTTGATCTACTACAAATGCACTTCTGTACAGGTATTCAGAGATAATTAGCAAATAAATTCTCTTGAGCTCATTGTCTGATATATTTTTATCTGCATAATTGAACATGTTGCGCAATAGAGAGATATAATCTGCGTTAAAATGCGATTCATTTTCAATTAAAGCTTTGCGTATTTGTGATAAATTTTTATCTTTTATAGCAGCAAAAATGAGTTGTATTGTATCGTTGCAATTATTTTCTGGTAGCATTAGCTTGCCGGTGGCAGAATGTTTCTGTAATTCGTTAATACATTTTCTCAGGTCTGGATAATTAGATTTGACAAATTCAATTAGTTTAGTTTTTTGTGAATCGTTTATTTCAATCTTTTCTGTCTTGAGAATTTCGGCACATCTCTTGATAACACCTTCAATTGGTGGTGTCAGGTCTAGAGACTGGCAACGACTTTGCAATGCTGAGATAACCCGGTATTTGTAGTTTGCAGTTAAAATAAACCTTGTTATTTTAGCAAATTCTTCCATAGTATTACGAAGCGCGCGCTGAGCGTCTAATGACAGCCCGTCAGTTTCGTCAAGAATTATTACTTTAATAGCGCCATCAATGCTTTGTGTCTGTGCAAAGTTTGTTACTTTGGTTCTAATAGTATCAATACCATTTTCATCGCTAGCGTTAATGTAAAGGTACTGGCATTTTAAAATGTCATTTACAATAATTTTTGCTAATGTGGTTTTACCTAAACCGGGTGTCCCAAGGAACAATAAATTCGGTATTTCTTTTTTATCTTTAAAAGACTCAATGATGCTTTTGTTAGATTCAAGTATAACAAAAGATTTTAGATCTTTGGGTCGGTATTTTTCTACCCACAAATTATTAAAGTTAAGCATTATTTACCGGAAGAACCAAAGCCCTTCTCGCCTCGAGATGACTGTGTAGTAACACCCCATGCAACATCCATATGTATGTTGAGATACACTACAAACTGTGCAATTCTATCACCAGCTTTAATATTATAATCAGTATCAGTCAAATTATAGAGCTTAACCCCGGCATCGCCCCTGTAACCGCAGTCTATGATACCGGGATGCGCTAGAATTCCGTGCTTGAAGCCTAATCCGCTTCTAGATTCAACTTTAACCCAGTACCCTTCTGGTATATCAGCAAACTTTAAGCCTACCGGTACAACATTGCTTGAGCGTGCAGGTATGACAGCATCAGCAACAGAATAAATATCATAACCAGTATCAGACTCATGGTTTTTAGTAGGTAATTTGGCTAAATCATGCGTTTTTTCAAATTTAAGCACAGGCATGAACTGAATATTAGGATCTACATCATTTACACGTTGCATAACGTTATTATAGTATATGTTTATAAAAATCAATATGTAAATAAATATATGTATGAGCGAAGAGCTTAATGAAATGGTAGGAGATCTACTGAATCAATTAGAAGATGCAAATAAAAAGGCTGTTGTTGCTAAGAAAGAAACTGATCCTCTTACAAAAGAAACTATGGAAAAGTTTGTAATTGAAAAGGCTGGCCGATTAGTAGAAGAAAGTTTAGAAGTTGTTAATAACATGAAAGATTTTGTGAGTTCAGCACCAGAATCTAGAGACATTTCATCGTTATCTGAATTAATTAATGCTACTGCTTCAGCAATTGAAACACTTAATAAAATTATTGTTACTGAAAAGCGAAATGAAACTATTATTAAAGCTAAAACTATGGATATTGAATCAAGAAAAAATTTAGCAGAAACTGCTCACAACACTAAATTGCTCGCTACAAGAGAAGAAGTGTTCAAAGCATTAATGGCTCAAGCTGTAGAAAACATGAATGCTATTGAAACAAAAACGCAAGTTATAGAAGATAAAAAACAAGATTAATCTTTATTATTAAATCCTTCTTGTAGTTTTTGTAATCCGCCTTGTGATGTACCTCCACCGGATCCACCAAACAGGGAGCTTATAGACGACATTATCTTGCCAATAAACCCTAATCCAGGTATCATGGATGCAAATTGACCTATTAAGTTTAAGAACCCGGTGATTGACACTTTGGGTATGAAGTTGGATTGTTTATAACCAAAATTACCTGGTGTAAAGGATTGTAATGAAGAGAAGTTACCTAATGGCATTGCAGGTAATTGGAATCCTGCAAATTGCTGCCCAATGCTTAGCAGCTGATTTGCAGAGCCTAATGATTGCAAGCTGCTGAAAGAAAGAGGAGAAGCTGAAGGTATAGTGAACGGCAGACTGTACCCTGCCATGTTAAAGTTGTTTAAGTTTAAATTGCCTAAACCGCCAAAGCTGCCTAAACTGCCCAATCCGCCTGTAAGCAATCCTGTGTTTGGTAAAAGGTTTTGAAGTTGACTTGTTATGCGCGGTGTCAAGTTGTCTTTTAATATTTCTGCGCGATTTACAAAAGCTTGATATATAAATTCTGGCATTGCAACTCCAAATTGGTTAACATTAACTACATTTGTATTGTTTAAACCGGGGTTAGTTAGATTGGAAAGACTTGCATCACGGGTTTTGTAAGATACAGTGGCTACTATAGCAGTACGTGTTGATCTGTCGCTAACAGATTTTTGAATTTTCTTTTGATTTAAATCAATGTATTGTTTTCTGTTTTCAACATTCTTTGTTATATGCAGGGTTTTTATTTTTTGAAGATTGGCACCAGTACGTGCAGACCCGATCATTCTAGGGTTATATGCGGATGTGTCGTTAATGTTGCTAAAATAAATGGCAAATTCATAGGTTTTGCCTAATAGTGTTTTTAATCTGTCTACTAATTCAGATAAATAGCCTTTAAAATTTGTATGGAAGTTAATATCAGTAACTAAATTTAGACCATGTGGTTTTGTGGAATCAATAAGTATGTTGTACAAATCTGATGTCTTCTGAATGCGTATTAAATTAGTTCTCATGAGTGATGTGTTTTTGCGGCTCATATCGGTCATGAGGCTTCGTGTGTTTTCGCTTATTTTGCTATTGAGAGTAGGGGGAATTAAAATTGGAGGGCCATATAAACTGCAATTCATATCAGCAACTGGTACAATCGAGTCATCAATTTTGTATGATTGATTTAAAAGTGTGCCAATGCTGTCGCTAAAATCGCCTAGAAACCCTAAATCACTGCCTTTTTTACTTTTGACCTGCTCTTGAACTTCATCAATGGCTGTTTTAAACTTTTTATACCAAAAATAAATGAAATCGTCATCAAGATTTTTCATTTTTTCAATTTCTAAATTGTTAAAAAACTCTGTTTGCTTGGTGACCACATCATTAGAAACTTGAGTTTTAAAATATTCAATGGCTATATCAAGTTCGTTCTCATAATCACCAACTAAATCAAGAAAATTAGTAAACTTTTTAACAAATTCTGTTGAATTTGCTAAATTTATAAAAAGTAAATCAGGCAATGTTGTTTTTGTTATCTTTGTACCAGTATTTTTGTTAGTACTTGTTAATTTTTTGTTTTCCAATACAGCTATGCTTGTTTGCTCGCTATTTACATCAGGATATGAAGCGCTTATTTCTTTTTCAACATCATATGTAAATGTTTTCATGTATGATGCTTGTGTTTCTGCGCTTGCAGGTTTAGTTGGCACAGCAGTTGACGGGCCGTTAGGGTTAGGTGGCTCAGGTAAAGCCATGATTGCTGGGTCTTTAAATAAATCTCTTGCAATTACTGTAGATGTTTGTTCGGCCATGTTATATTCCCTTTATTTGTTTTTGATAGATATCAAAATAATTATATGTTTTCACTGCTTTAATTTCATTATTGTATTCGCCACCTTCAAAAACATGTTTAACTTCTGTTATATAGTATGTTCCAAGCATTCTTTGATCAAATTCACTAATATCTAAAGTAGTATTTCTGTTAATACCTAAAAATCTGTTAGCTTGTCTGTGTGTACTACCTGGTACTTTGAAGCTAATAGCTTGATTTAGAAATACAGCTGACTTTAAAAACCTGTTTCTACCGTAACTCAATCGTTGAGCTTTAGATTGAATAGGGGTATCTTCATCATCAGATTTAGTAGAATATTCATTTCTTAAATTTTTAGATAAAAACTTGTACGTACCAGCTGCAAAATTTGTTGAATATTGACTGTTTAATGTTTTAACATAATTTGAATAATAAACATTGTTAGATTGTTCATATGTATTGTCAATTACATCCATGGAAAATTCATGATTGTTGAAATTGTAACTATGCACTATGCTAGAATTCACAAGCTGCTGGGTAAATTCACCAGGCATCATGTCTATGGTAAAGTTATTGATTGTACCTGCTGTATATAGGTACACTGTATTTTTGAATGGTGCGTATCTTACAAATTGTGTTGAAGATGAAATAATTTTATCTGAAAAGAAATCGGTGTAGCCTCCTAGCAAATATGTTTCTAAAAAATAAGGACCAGGTAACCCGGCGTTTGCTTCTCTGTCTGGTACTAGCGGATCCGGTTCTTGTAACAAAGCCTTCTTAAAAATAGACGTCATGCTTTCAAGAGAGAAAACTCTAGATGATCTGTCTAATTCTAACAAAGCAAAATCATAATTGTTGTTAGAATCAGACACATGTCTGTCTAGCAGGTAGTTTAAAGTGTCTATACCTTTGTAGTTAGCTGGAGAAGAGAAGAATATTCTTGATGCACCTTTATCAAAATCTTCTGATTTATCTGTTACTGTTGCGGGGTAGCCATCTTCTTTATTAAAAAAACTTGTTAAAAACGTTTTTATAGCTTCTTGTGTTTGTAAGCTGCGTTGAGCATTGCTTACATTAACTGTGTTACTGTTGTTGCAGAAGTTTGATGTAGAATAATAGCTATTTTTTTCTAACAAAATCTGTTCATACAAGTCTCTAAAATAAAGTTTTTTATATTTTGTACCGGGGGTGTCTAGTAGTACCTCTTCTGTGTTGTAAATACTGCCGTGTATGCATATTCTAAAATATTTGTTTATGTTTTCGTCTTTACTATCAACTGGCGCGCTTGATTCATTGATAGAAAAGTTAGGAAAAATGTTTATATAAATTAAATCACGAGCATCTCCTTTAAAAAGAAAGCCTTTTTTGGCCGGTGTATTCGGTGCACGTTGTTCATTTATGGCGTCAATCTGTCGTTCTATAATATCAAAAGAATTATCTAGTACTATATACCCATTATGAAATGGTGAGGAAGCGTTGTCAACTAATACAAGTTGCTTTAAGCTGGCTGGTCTTATGTAAAAAGCTCTGTCATGAGTGTTGACTATAACAATAGCCATGGAGTATGGTGTACCTTCAACATTAGTAAAATTAACAACTTCAGGCTTGTTGTTTATATTTTTACTGCCTGGGATAGCTAATTCTGGTGTGTTGTCTGTTACTGGCTGCCCCGGAAATTTTCTAGCAAAACCAGGCGTACCTCTTAATTCAGGTATAATCCATTCAAGCCCATCATCTACAGGGTCTGGCCAGCCGCCGACCCCTACTACATTGTTTTCATCAGGTGTTGGAAATTGTGTAGCCATAATTAAGCAAGGAGTCGTTTAATATCAGATATAATGTTTTTAATGTATTGGGGCTTTACAATTTTAATGTAAGTACCTTGTGCAGGGATAATAACGGGGTTTCTTATTTTATTAACTAAACATATTAACCACCACAATTCAATTGTTTGATAAGCATTGAAGCTCACTGTAGTCCATGGAGATCTCTTTTTAACTTGCATTAGATACACTTTTTCATCATCAACTTCATAATTATTCAAAGAAATAGCTTTTGAAATGTTATAAAAATATTGATTATCGTCTGTTTTGTACACTTTGAATATGTTTTCATATCTAGATGGTACTAACTGCGGTAAATCTGTAATATCGTTTTGATATGAACCTTGTTCCATATATAGTATTTATAACAGTAATGTAAGGCTGTTATTAAATTTGACTGCCAATTCCTCTTTGAATTCCGGAGTTTAAGAATTGATCAATTAAGTTTGTGGCGCCAGAAGATGCAGTATTGCCAACAACTTCTATAGTACCAGGAGCATTCATTATATTTAATTGATCCTTAAATTGATCTAAAAGCGAGCTTCCATTGTCTGCTACACCATTCTTATCCATTACCTGTATGGGTCCAGAAGGATTAAGCATATGAAACATGAAGTTTTTAGATTCGGCAATAAGTCCTTTGAGTGATATTTTAATCATGTATGCATCTGGTATTATAGCATCATATGTGTATGAATTTACTAATGTGTTGGTTCTACTGTTTGCACCAGGTGGTAGAGGTATTTTCATTTGCCGGCGCGCGCCTTGAAAGTCTATTTGCAAATTTTGAATATAAGCAAATGGCATGTATTTTACACCTGGTATGTACACCTCGTACACTTTAGGTTGTTCAATAACACTGGCATTTTTTCTAGCGGGGCGATTATTGTACAATAATAAAAATATTAATTGCCAATTTTTAATTACATCGTCGTACGTAGCAGAGCCTGTGTTAATTAGCGGAAAGGTAAATGTGAATTCTTCGCCGTCTGTGGGGTAATTAAAAAATTTAGAACGTTCAACATAAGTTACACCTTTTATATCTTGACCAACAGCTATGGAGTCAGCTACGTTCGCGGCTATTTCTTTTAATCCACCTAAAGCTCCTAAGAAACCACCGGGTCCACCATCACCGGAGAATGCATTCTGTGCAGCTGCAGCAAAGTTTTCAAAATAGGGCAATCTGAATTGCCAACCTGTATCTTTTGTTAAGTACAAGTTTTTGTAAGGCTGTAACCATGAATTTCGTGTATCATTAAAAGTGGGGTTTTCATCTCTAATATTATCATAAAATTGCTGTGCTTGTGCACCTAATTTTTTACCGGTTTCTGTTGAATCGACAATTTTTTTACCTTCACTCAAGATTTGTTTTACTGCTTGATTGAAAGAATCTACAGTGTCACTACCTACTAGCTGAGTAGCTATATTAGTAAAACCGTCAATTGCTGCGCCACCGCTGTACAGCAATTGTGCTATTAATGCATTAGTTTTTAATTCTTTTTCGACTAGTCGTAATTCAGGTACTTCTTCTCTTGCGCGGTTGCCTTTGGGTGAATATGTCCAGTAGAATTGTTCTACAACGTTTACAACACCGCCTTGTGAACCACCTGGAGCAACTAAAGCAGGGGGAGCATTGTTGTCGCCGCCTTGTTTTTGTGAAAACTGAAAAACATGATCTACACTAGTCATATAACATTACTTATATCACACTGGAGCGTATGGTGAGTTGAGCATACCAGCTCTAAAGTTGTTTGTGGAGCTACTGCTGTTTAAAACAACGTTTCTTGATGAATTATTTACATTAATGAGTTGTGGTGCGCTCTTTTCTGTATTAGCAGCTGTAGCGAACCCTCTGTCATTTATTTGATTACCTTTCTGAATATTCATATCAATATTACGTAGTAGCTTTTTATTTTCTTCTTGTGCTCGGGTGTTTTCATTAATAGATTTTATTAACTCCTCATTTTCCGGCTCACTATATGTTGTTTTAAAGCTTCTCAATGCGTTCTCGTCAATAGTAACTGGTGGCATATCAATTTTAGATGGTTGAGGTGCTGGTTGTACTTGTGTTCTGTCTTCAATATATCGTATATTATCGTCTTGTACTGGGGGCAATGGTTCAACTGTACCTGGTATTGACTGGTTTTTCTTTTTAAGCTCTTCCATGCTCACAGAAAACTCTGGTTCTGCAGGGGGTACTGTAGGTTCTGATGGTGTATAAGGCTTAGTTACTGCATCCATTTTAGTTTCTGGTTCTACTACAGTTGTAGATACAGAAACCGGCTTACCTGTCTTTTTATCAACAAGTGTACCGTTAGAATTTACTTCATACTTTTCCTTAAATTCACTATGCATATTACTAGGCACATTATTTAAAATGTTATCCATGGCCTTTTCTTGAGGTGTTTTTTGTAATGTTGGTTGTACAACTGCTTCTGTTTTAGTCTGATCTTCTAATTGTCTTGCAGCTCGTTCTCTAGCTGCATCCTGCTCGTTGCGTATTCTATTTCTTTCTTTAAGCTCAGCATATTCTGCATCAGCTGCAGCTTCTGCGGCTTCTTTTGCAGCTCTATTAGCTTTTTCCTCTGAAGCTTCTTTTTGTAATTCATCAATTCTTTGCTGTGCATCTGCAGCAGCATCATAAGATGTTGTATCTCCATCTTTACCTTTACCTTTACCTTTACCTTTGCCTTTGCCACCACCACCGCCGTTTCCGCTGTTTATGCAATCACATAAAGCATAGAGCTGATTGGTTAAGTAGTCTCTTGTCTGAGATCCAAAATCAACTATTATAACTTCATCTCTATTAACGCTAACTCCTTTATTTTCTGCTTCAGGCCCTTCTTTCATAGGTTCCAGCTTGCCTTGCTCTTCAGGTTTCTTACCGGTAAACTTCTCTTTTAAATAATCCCATGCATATTTACCCCATTGAATTCCTTTTATAAGTGGGTTTATTGATGCAAGTGCATTTAATATTAGATCTATTATAGTTGACAGGACGCTTTTACCTGCAGCAGCAATTTTAGCAATAGTAGATTCTTTTATTTCATTCCATTTCTCTTCTATTTTCTTTTTAAGATCTTCTTTCTTTTCATCAATAAATTGATTAATTTTATCTCCAACTGGATTAACTATTAAATCCATCCATTTAGTTAAATTTTGCATTGCAAATGATGAAATTTTATTCAAAACTTGACCTACTATTTGCTCTAACAATGATTCTTTTCCGTCTTTTTTAGCTAAAAAGAAATCACTCAATTTAGCTCCAATTTTATCCCAAATTTCTCCAAAGTTAATTTTATCAAGGCCTAATTTTTTAAAAGCTTGATCTACATTTCCTGTAGTTAAATCTTCCAATGCATTAACAACGTTCATGAATATGTCTATTGCGGTGGCTAAGCTAGGAGCATATTTCATTAATGCAGCTTTGCCGTCAGCATATCGCTTTGGATCGCCGCTCATCATGTCTCCAATTGCTTGTACAATATTAAAAGCGCCAGATAACATGGTATTAATTTTTTCATACATAGCCATAATTTTATCTTTAAACTCTTGTATCATGCCTTTAATATCAAATTTTTTTCCTTTAAAAAAGTCTTTTAATCCTAAACCATCTAAAACAGAATCTATTGCGTTATTAATTACATTGTCAAGATTAAAATTTTCAAATCCTTTCAAGAAATCGGCTAACCCTTTTAATGCGGGGAACCTTACTGCCAAATCGTCTAAGAATTTTACAACTCTTGCAATAGTTAGATCGCTAGAAAAAAGTTCTTTAATTTTTTCAAACAAAAACCCTAGTGTAGAGTCTTTGCTGAACAATTTACCAAAAATTGCATCTTTTATATTTGCTATAAATTCTCTAATTTTATTACCTATGTTACTAAAAAAACCGCTTGTTGAAGTTGTAGGCTTGTTGTCTTTATCGTTTTTATCTACTCCAAAAATTTTCTCTTTAGATGTACCTAGCAGTTCAGCTATAAATTCAGCGCCTGGTATTGCAAAAGCTAATCTTTTAAACCCTTCAGAATATTTACCCTCACCAATTAACTTAAACCCGTCGTACATATCAATGAGTCTGCCCACTAGCGGTAGAGATCTTATCCATTCTTTAAGTTTTAAATCTGTTTTATTAAATTTACTAAGAAATCCTGTGATAGATGTGTAGATATTTCCTTTCTTAAAATCGTTGAGTAGCTTTTGTACAAATGGGAATTTACCAGCACCAAAACCAGCTGCAGCAACGAGTCCTAATATTATGCCTATAGGACCTAGTATTTTACTGAAGAAACCTTCGCTATTTTTAGGCTGTTTTCGAACTTCTTTGAGCAATGCATCCATCCTATCAGATTGATCTAGTTTTTTGAGTTCTTTTATTGATTTTTTAGATAAATTAACTTCTCCACCTTCTCTTGCGCGTTTATCTCTTTTTACCTCGCGTTCATCTTGTCTGCGAGCAAATTGATTAATTGGTACAAAGTTTTTAGATATTATTTTTTCAAGCCTACGTAAGTTTTTTGCCTGCGCTTCCTGTGCTTTAGCTAAATCAGCTATGTTCTTTTCTAATGCTGCTAACATTTGCTCAGGTGTTAGCCCTTCTGTATTAGCCATACAGATATTTAATGTTAATTAATTAGATTGTGAAGAAACTACCGTCAACTTCTATGGTCTCATCGCCAGTAACTGTAAATTTAGACTCTACGTCTCTGTAGCTTTTAATATATTCAAGTAATTTAGTTACTAATTGAGCTGGAAGCTGTTCAGCAAGCTTAATGCACTCTTCTGCAGTAATTTGAGTGAAATCTACTGTTGTATTGGTGTCTTTGAGTGTTAGAGTTTTAATAAACTTGGCTAGTTCGTATACAAACAGCTCACTTAACACGGTTTTAAGATCACTTTCACTAGATACAGATATTTTCTTTATTGAATATTCACTGATTTTTTTATCATTACCGATTCTGGGCAGTGAAGCTACAACAGAAAAATTCTCATGCTCTATAACCTTATCATTAAGATCAGGTAATAAAATGTTTTTATAGTTCTCAATAACAACATTTAAATCAACATTTACATTGTTACTAGAAACATATCTATTTTCTAAGCATTTAGCGCGCAATGCAACGGTCATAGCAATTCTATCAAAAACAAATAATGAATCAATGTCGACGGTAGCATCAAGATTATTTGCTTTTAAGATATCGTTCATGCCTACAATAAAAGAAAGTTTTGTAAGTGACTCTTCCATAGATGTCTTGAGCAAGTTTTTTTGCTGTACTAAAGTTATATTTTTAAATTTTATTTCTTTTCTTAATGACGGTACAAAGACGTCTATTCCGGATTTCTTATTGTACGCTTCCAGTTGCTGTAGTGCTACATTAACATTGCTCATTTATATTATTATATAGGGCCAGGCCCTGGTTTAGGCAACTGTTTTTCCGATTTGCGTCTCTCTTCCATCTCTTGTTTGTAAAGATTTATGTAGATGCTTAATTCGGCATATGTAGAATTGCTCAGTGTTAGACTATCAAATTTAAGTTTTGAACATATTATATATTCTAATTCATAAATGGACATTAAATCTCTTTTAAATGCCAATTTCAAAAAGTCTAATATAGTATTATACTTAAATGATAGAGGTAATTCGATTGCTTTTCCGGTAAAAGGAGATCTTACTGAGAAAAATTTGTTGTTAGTTCTGTCTATGTTTTCTATATATTCACTTATGTCTCTACTTAGTTTTATAGGAAGTTCGTTTATAATTTCTGGTGTTATTTTAACCGCTGCATGCTGTATTTTAAGACTTGAAATGAAATCTGCGTCATAAAAATTTAACGATTTTGGTAGGTTCAGCTCGAGCTCAATGTCATCTAATATTATTTTTTTTGGATAAACAGTAATTGTTTCGAAATTTTTAATGATGCTAAAAATATCTAGAGTTACATTAAAAGTTTTTTTTGTGTCGGGGCAGGTAAAAATTAAATCTAAGGCCGGTTGAATACAAACAGCCCTTACAGTTAGAAGCATTTTAAGCTTATCTAATACAGTAACAGAATCGCAGCTATCATCGCAAATGTCGTTTAATACATTGTTAAATACATTCGATACAGTTGTTTTATCGTCAGTAATTAAAGATTTAGCTAAATTTTTGTAATCTTTAAATTTTAATTCTTTAAGTAATACAGTAGTATTATTGCTTATTTTACAAGGGTATGTAAAATTATTCACATATATAATTAGAGTATACCTATAGGATTTATACTGCCTATGCCATTCTGTAGAGTAGTAATGCGTGGTACTTGACCATTTGCAATACGGTTAACAATGTCGGATACAGGAAGATACAAGCTATTTTCAACAGTATAATTTGAGTATGTCCATCTGGTTTGATAAGTAACAAGCTTTTCATTATCATATTCATATGTTTGCTCAGAAATATTGTACGGTACGCAATTGTAAAATGAAAATACTTTTCTAGGTATCATGGAAATGTTTTGAAATGATCGTGTGTATGAAAGCAAAGTCATATTCACTTTCATGTTTTTTAAGTCAGGTACTCTTGCTGTAGGTGTGTCGTTAGGCCGTGCTACCATGCCAAAATGCGAGCCTAGTATGACCCATGGTCTTAAAACGTTGTCAACAAAAGATGTGTTTGTTTCTTTAAATGTAATAACTAAGGAAGGGGGTTCTGTGTTTCTTGCATTGGCAATAATACCAGGTATAAAGCCTCTGTTGTTATTCACAGACACAGATCCTGGTTCAAAACTTTCAGTGGGTATAGTTACATCATGAGCAAACAAACAACCAATGATTTTTTGCAATGGAAAGCTTTTTAAAATTGAGACAGCAGTGTTAATGTTGTAACCTTTTCTAGAGCCGTCAGTACGTTCTAATGCTTGCAAGATAGATGAATTTAATGCTGCGGGATACCTGTCGATAACAACTATCCATTGAGTTGACATTGGAATCGTTGTAAACCAAGATTCCATTTGAAACAGAAAGTAATCTCTTACGCTAATTAATGGTACTGCAGGTAAGTTAAACCCGAACAAGTCTGTGATTTGCGGGGCAAATAAAGGGTTAGTACCCCTTCCAATGTTTTGAAAATTCTCTGCTAAGCCTGTAAAAGCAGAGTTAAACGGGTTGTTCACCTAATTATTTATTAATTAGGTCAATTTTCTAAAATAATGATAAGCAAATGTGACAGGGAATTCTACTGTTTCACCGGTTCCACCAGCAATATTGTAATTGATGGCACCGACGCTACGAATAGAAACACCTACTAGCTGATATTGAGCAATCTTAGCCAGCTGATTGTCAAGCTGTACTAAATCCATGATGGCTGTCTGTTTGGGAGAGAAATAGTTACCAGTGCTTGTGCTGTCATCGAAAATATCACGAGACCATTGTTCAAACTTCTGTCTGAGCTGAGAAGCAGCATCACAATAAAAATTCAATGTGTAAGCTTCACTGCCTGGATATGTTGCATTACCAGGAAGATTGAAGTTTAAGCCCATGTAAGGAACAGCAACATTTGTAATTGCTCTTTCAGGCAATGAAGCGGATTTGCAATACACTAAATCATCTTGATTGAAGGATACATTGCTTGCTCCACCGGTGTTGATTGAGAGAACACGGAAATTATAATCGCGTGCGAACTCTCTACTTGCTGCTACTCTGTAAAAGTCTGTGATTAATTGTGATACATCAGCCATATTAATTATTTATCCTTTAGGATACAATCTCCTGGAAGTTTGTACCTGTTCTTGTAGCGTAGAAGTTGCAGAGGATAAACTCTGTTGTCTTCACTGGCTTCAAGTAGATATCGACAACCATTGCATTGTCATCGATAACATCAGGGGTGTTGTTACGTTCATCACAAATGATCAGGTAATCGTAAAGACCTTGAGTGTTCTTTGCTTGTTCAAAGATGGGCTGCAAGGTGTTTACAACCTGTGTTCTTGTGAAGAGTGTGTTCGGTTCAAACAAGAAGTACTTGATTGTGTCGCGTACAGAAATTTCAAGCGCTAAGAACAATCTGCGTACATTGATACGATCAAATGCGCTAGGCTTCTTCTGCATGGTCTTTTGACCGAATATAACAAATCCTTCAGCAGGGAAATATGCAACAGGATTAATTGGTATTTTGTACAACAAGTCACGCTGCTTTTGCTGCGGGTAGAAAGCGATGTCTGTTACACCGATGACTTGACCGCGTTTGAAACCAGCAGGAGCAAACCATGGCTGGTAATTGCTGTCTGTTGTTGCCATGATAGCTGCAGCATAACCAGAGAAAGGTATCCAGATTTGCTGATTCAAGACAGGGTCTACTGTACGTGCGCATGTAGCGTAAGCGCAAGCATAGCTATTATCTAATGGACCGTATGTGTTTTTTAGCGGCCAGTAGATGTTGTTGGAGAATGTCTTTGTTGAATCATCTAATGTTCTGATGTTATTGCCAGTGATAAAGATGTTGATCAACGGATCAGAGATGAACAAATGATCTTTTCTCTGTGCAACTGCAAAATTGATGAATTCGTTTTGTACAGCTAGCCAGTTAGCACCAACTAGTGGCATGGATTCTAATCTGCTAGCACTTAGTTTGTTAACTTCAGTGTCATATGATACTGTGTCATCAAAATAACCAGATGTAGCTGGGTTGAACGAATTTGCATAGATGGATCCTAAGCCAGCTTCAACGGTGATGTTCAAAGGCACTACATCATGATTTTGTAGTTTTTCAAACATCTTAGTAAGCTTAGCAGGGATGTTGCCAATCTTCTTTGTGGAAAGATCAGCAGACTGGAAGTCGCCGAGTGGGAACAATGAATCAGTGCTGCCATAATAATCAATTACAGACTGTAGAGCTGCTTGAGGCGCGCCAACTCTTGCTTCAAATTCTGCATCAGTTTCAGAAGCATTGAGCTTCTTGATGTTAGGCTGGCTCAAGAAACGAACATACTTTGTAGGTACACCGTTAGCATCTAGATATGTGCTTCTGTTTTTGTGTGAAATGTATGGGTTGACTAACACAATACAGTTTGTGGAATTGTCATCAACACTTTCTAAGAAGAAGCTGTTGTCTGTTCCACCGTTAGGATTGTGCATGCGACGATGTGAATCAGTTGAGCCAACAATTGATTCAGTCATTTCAAAATCAAGTGCAATTACGTCAGGCGAGAACACAGACTGTCTTAGTTTGAATACACCGATAATAGCTGTGTCGTTCAATTTGTTGAGCGCAACGTCAAATCTCGGAGCATTTTCTAGAACTTCAGACAAGCTGTCTGTCAATCCAGTGCTTTCTGCAGAAAGTGCAAAATTTAATCTAGCAGCAGGAACTTGAATGTAATCGTCTTTTACTGCAACATTGTCGTTGTTTAGCGAGAACACTCTGTTGATGTCGTCGTACGGTGTTGCAGGGTTGAGATTGATGTTGTCAATAACACCAATGTATATGCCTTCAAAGCGTGTATTAATTGTGGATTGCGACTTGTTTAAAACAACCATACCGGCAGCGCTCAACGATGGTACATTGGGGAAGAAGCGAGCACCGCTTGTATTGTTTACAAATGTAAATCCGGAGCCTGCAAGAATCGATAGATATTCTTGTTCAGTTAATTTTATGTGTGTGGGTTTGCCGAACAAGTAAGCACCAGTAGATTCAAAACCTAGGTATGTGCTTGTACCGCCATCAAAATATGATATGACAGGAAATGCTAATGCGCTGTATTCCGAGCTTGTGCCAATTCCATTGCCATCACCATATGGTAGGCGGTATACCATCACATCAGCAGGTGATTGAAAAACTGCTTTTACAGAGTGATAAAAATATCTCTCTGCGGCGTTAGTAGGTAGTCCAAATATTTGTTCAAATTCGGAAAGCGAAGAAACTTTAACTGGTTCGCTTACAGGGCCTCTTGATGTAAAGCCAGGTATTAGTACAGTTGTTACATTTATTTTGTTAGGATTAAGAGATAAATCTATCTCTCTAATTTCAACTCCGGGACTTTCTATTGTACGCGCCATACAAATATTTATGGCCTCTTGGCTACATCTTTTGTAATTTTTTTACAAACTATCTGTATTTTCTACTAAATTGGCAATTAATTGTGAATAGCTAAATGTAAATGTAGTTTCTATTTCTGTTGATGATCTGTTACTAAGATTAATACCGCCAAGACTTACAGGAAATGCATCTTTATAGAGAAATTCAATTATTTTTTTCTCATATTCATCCAAAATAAATAGTGAAATATTTGCGCGGTATTCAATTTTTGAGATAGTGTATGCATTAGTTTTACTAGTGTTAGTCTGAGTACCGTCGCGTTGATCGTTGAGTAAGTTTAGCCAAGTATATATGACCCAATAATTATTAAACCGGTTATCAATTGTAAAATTAACTGTGATGGGCTCCCATGGTGGCCGGGCTTTAGTAGATATAGACAAAGGTTGGCCACTGTATGCCAAATCCAGTGCAGGTATGTTAATATCTGGCACTACTGCACCATAAACAGAAAATTGTAATGCATTAGGAATAATGCCTGTGTTTGATCGTGTAAATTTTGCAGCTACTTTTTTAAGTGCATCAGGAAAATTTAGCACCATGATGAACTTGTCACTACGGGCTTTGTTAAACGGGCTTTGAATAAATTCTGAACTGCTAGTTGCCATACATTAATTTAATCTTCTCCATCCTTGTTGGAACAAATCATCAACATCTGTAGGGTCATTATTGTCTCCTCTTATAACAATTGGTAATGGCATCATGGTTGTCTCTTTGTCTTTCTCGTTGCTGTAAATTGAAGTGGGGTTAATAAAATTTTTCAAACCGTAATCTAGCGCTTTAAGTTTCATGGGTCTTTTGTTTTCATCTAATTCTAAAATTTCAAAATAAGTATTAACCAATTCACTTTCGAGTATTATTAATGCCCATACCAAACTCATGATTCTGTCGTCCCAGCTATCTACCCCGGGTTTTGCAGCCCATGTACCATTAGGGTATCTTACAAAACCGCGTAGCTCATTTAATGTCTGTATATCATGTATTTTTACAGAGCGTAATTCATTGACCCAGTAGCGCATGTTGACTACCCCTTTGTACTTTGTATTGGTATGCGCAAGTATTCCAATTTTTTTAAATGTTTTATCAGCGCCAATTTTTGGCCCGTAAGTGACAACATTTTCGTAGCCAAGTGTAAATTTAAGTTGGTCAACTACTTGCGCTCCGCAATTATTTCTTTCAATTAATGCGGGCGGTGATCCCCAATGCAAGAGTATTTCATGTAATTTGGTTGTAAAGTTGTACGGGCTAATATGTCTATCATGGTAAATTGCGACTTGCTTTATGTTTCTCAAATCAGACAAATCAAGCACTTGTACACAGCTAGCTGCTTCTCCTATGCCTTCTGAAACGTCAACCCCCACAACATAAATACCATCTTTGTTGGGTTCTTCCCAAAGCAAGTATTTTCCTTCATCAAAAATAAATGGCGGGTCATAGCATTCTGATTTTAATTCTAAAAATAATTTTTCATTAATAGCACTTTCACCAGTTTGAATAAACACATTGCCAAACTCTTGATCAAATGCATCAATGCTGCCCAAGGTGCGGATTGTTTTCTCTTTCCACTCCTCATCACGTCCTGGTACTTCCCACCAATCAACTCGCTCAGCATGCCACCCGTTTTTATTTTCCATGGCTCCAGTATACAATTCATGAAATAAATTTCCTGTACCGTTGGGGGTGCTTGCGACAAATATTTTTGATTTTTTAGAACTAGATATAATTGGATAGACTGATTTCCAAAATTGTTCCACAAGATGATTATCAATAAACGCTAACTCATCTAATATAACAACATTTACAGATTCACCTCGACCTGCATCACTACTAGTAGTAGAGATACCAATGGATGACCCATTACCTAATGTCATGGATGTCTTGCCATATTCTACGGCACCAGGTTTTAAATAATTCGGCAATTGTTCATATGCTAGGCGTACTCGTTTAAAAATGTTAATAGCAGTCTGTTCTTTATTTGCCACAATGAGTAATCTTTGATCTTCAAAAAAGCATGCTATCCATAATGCATAGATGGTCATTAAGGTTGTTTTGCCTATTTGTCGACTAGCAAGAAGACAAACAAATCTGTTGTCACGCAACCCTCTTAAAACGCGTTTCTGGTAATTGTGCAAAGCAATCTTTTCTTTACCTCTATCCAGATTAACAATATAGAAGAAATTTTCTGCAAAATAAATGATATTTTTTCTGCATTTAGCTATGTCTGCTACCCATTCTGGATGACTAGCATAATCAAATGCTGCATCTGGAGAAGGCAGGTTCTTATTACCCAAGTAATATTTTTCATTTTTTTCAGGCATACTATATTAAATACTTATGATGAATAGAAAAAGATCACTTGAGAACATAAGTATGGTTTATGAGAAGAACATCTCGTTTAGCACGTTCGAGCAAGAAACTGGTAAAACAGTTGGCGAAAAAGACAGCAAGAAAAACCCTTTCGTTTTTAAAAACACAGGGCCGGAAAGCGCTGAAGGGTTTAAGAAAGAGCTCATTAAGCCTTCTGAAAAAGCTAAAGAAAAAGTAAAAGACAATTTTTACAAGCCAGAAAAATTTTCACAAAACCTTGAAAAAACAGAAGTAAAAGGTATAAATAATTTTATGAACAAATCCATCTTTGACAAACTTTATGAAGATGTCATGGGTTCTCAGCATGGCGATGTTGAAGCATCCGACGCTGAAGCGCTCGGACTTCCTTCTCCTGAAACATCGGGCGACGAGTCCGAGAAATCCACAAAAGAGCTAGTAGCTGACGCTATTGCCGCTCTTCAAAAGCTACATGATTCGCTACCTGATGAAGGTGGTGATGAAGCAGCTGGCGAAGAAGGTGCTGGTGAAGAAAAGCCTGCTGGTTCTGAAGACGCTGAAAAGAAAGCTGACGAAGATGAAGAAGAAGGCGAGAAGGAAGAAGAAAAAGATGAAGCTCACAAAGAAGCCACTGAGCTCAAGGAACTTCCAGATAGCGCTGGCCAGTCTTTAACAAAGAAAGACAACAAGGTCGGTGATGCTACAAAGAGCCTTGCTAGCAAAGGTACTGCCGATGCTAAGACAACTGATAAAGTTGGTAATGATGGTGACAAAGGTCATGCATTAGTTGGTGCCGGTGTCAAAGGCGGCGCTCCAACAAGCCCCAAGGGCAAAGCCAACGTAGTTGCTAGCAACACATCCAAAGTTGGTGCTTACCTCGCTGGCCTCAAATAATTTGTTGGTTGGTGTAAAAGTAAAAAAGGGCCCTAACGGGCCCTTTTTTTTGCTTAAATACTATTGATGACTTTCAAGGATTATTACAGTCAAAAGACTGATGCAGCTGCTAAATTAACACCTGGTGTACAGAGTCGGCACATGCACCCTACTTTGAGAGACGTGCCTACTAATGCTAAATACCCTGGGAGAGTTGTTCCGCATTATCTACGTGCAGATAACAATAGAATACAAAAAATAGAAAACGCTAAGAGAGCTGTTAAAGGTGCATTCATACCGTTGAATTCACGTGAGCTAAGACGCATAAAACGCCTTTACAATGTAGATTATAATATTCACGAGCCTAAAGCGTTGAAGGGTATACCGTCAGTAACATTAGAATATGACCCTGTAGCTAAACGCGCAGGGTTAAGAAAGAATTAACATGGCCATTAATGCAAAAGATTCATACACCGGTGGTGAAATTAGCATATATCCTAATACTACACAAAATGATTGCTTCCGGTTCACAGACAAAGCTAATAATGAAAATGAACGTCTAGTTTATTCTAATTATTGGAAAGAACAGTTAAGTTTGTATGGTCAAAAAGCATTGTATTTCACTAACAGCACACATTTAACTTCTGTGGATCCTTTGTATGGTGAAGACCCTACAAAAGGCTACAATACTGCAAAAGTCATTACCATAGGCATTAATTTAAATGAAAATGCTTTGCTATTGAGCAAATATGGCTTGTTAGCAGAAGATGAAGTTTCTGGTTTTATTCATATACAAACATTTTATGATGTATTTGGTGCTAGTGCTGAGCCAAAATCTGATGATGTATTTCAGCTGCATGAATATGGAAGTGACAGACCGGGTGGTCGTAACGGAAGAATGTACATAATAACTGAACGACTTGATCAAGACATTGCTCAAATAAATCCTCTGGCAGGGCATTATGTGTGGTTGATAAAAGCTAAGCGTTATGAACATTCTTTTGAACCTGGCTTGTCAGGCGAAGCTTTAAATAAGCAAGTCTTTGAAGACACGAAACCTGTAAGTGTAGATGGAGCGGATAAAGGGTATGATTATGATATTACAGAAGCTGGTAAGAAAGTTTTTGATTATACTAAGAACGATTACTCAGACATTTACGGTGGTTACCAATAATTACAAATTGTTACTGAGTTGTTCGTATTTTGCTTCGTAATTAGGTACTACTTCACCTTTGTGTAATGAAATTACTTTGTCTGCTTCTCTGCAATTTTTAAAAGTAATTTTTACTGGAGAGTTTTTGCTTGTATCAAAGAAATATTCAACACCTTTGCCATCAGCAAGAGGTTTTATCTTTTTAAGAAGATACATGACACCTTGTTCAAAAAAGCTATCTAATAAAGATAGCTTTTTGCCAGGTCTTAAAGCAAAGCTGGTTCCGGGGAGGTAGTGCATACTTTATTATCTATAATAACATTTATTTCAGCGTCATTGTTTTCCGACATTAAAATTTCATCCTGCATCGATTCAAATCTCTCTTCTACATATTTGTGTAATGCAAGAGGTTTGATCCAGTCATTGTTGTTTAAATCTTGTTTCATCTGCACAGCTTTGTTACTAATTAGTTCAATAGCTTCTATCAGGCACAACCATCGTGCATATTCTGGAAGCGGTAGATTAATATCACCGTTCTTTTCAGTTTTAATTATGAAAGACTTTTTTGAGGTTTTGAATTGCATATCCAAGGAGTATAATTGAAAGTTTTAAAGCGTCAAGACAATTCTTTTGTGTGCCGCAAGTAATGTTGTTCAGAAAAGCTGTAATACAATTGTCAATTCCTTTTGCGAAAACTTGCAAATCAGATGCATATTTAACTTTGTTTTCTTCTGTGTTGCTGCTGTTGCGTATTTCTCTGTTATAATTTTCCACTACCAAGCTTATCAAGCCGCGGAAAAATGCCGCATCACTTGCAGTGCCATCTTTGTAGTACGCAATGCATGAATCGAACAATTGGCGTGTAGATGTGTCTAAATCTCTTCTAATGCTGTCAATTACTAAATTTATATCTAATTTGTTCATGTTAGGCTGTGACACAAATGGATCAGCTGGCTTAGTACTGTCTATGTATTTTTCTAAGCTCATATTTTTATGTTTTTCTCAATTTCTGTGTTCACGATAGGTTCTGTTACAAGCACAGTATCACATGATACAAGCACATTTAAAGTTTTTTTACATTCAGTGCATTTGTAATAATTGTCGTTGGTCATTTTAATAGGTACAAACTCTTTGTATTTTTTGTAGCATGGGCATTCTACTTCCATGCCTTGTGGGGTAACAGCTGCAAGCAATTTGGCTTCTGCTTCTTTGTTCTTCAATGCAGTGTACACTTTGATAAAGTATGCATATGCGTTGAACCCTGCATATTGTAATACAATAGCAAATAAGAATGTAGGTATGAACGGTAATCCAACAGCGTGTCCAAAATATCCTATAACAGCTGCAGCCCCAATGAGCTTGGCTAATTGTAGTAGTAAAAGCATTACTTGTATTTAAATGGAAATCTATTTTATATCAAGCTTATTATAACGTTTCTAATGTTTTGAACATGTTTTCTAGATCTGAATCCATTTTAGTTAGTTGTTTCAACACCAAATTAATCTTATCTTTGGCGTTGGCGTTGTTCTCTAATACTGGGTTAGCTAAACTGTTTTTAAACAAATTTTGTAAATTTTTAACAGAAACAAGCAGGTTTGTTAATTGCGGAATAGTATTTTCTAATGGAAAAGGCGCAGGTTTGTCTACTTTAGTTGTGTTTGGATGTTGTTCTTTATTAGGATGGCCGAATAAATCCTTGAGCGACACTTGTTGAGCTGCAGTTTCTTTAGAAGCAATGCCAGAAACCCATTTGTTGTAATACATCATTGCATCTTCAAAACATAGCTTTTTTTTCATTAAAAATATTTAATGTTTAATAAATATTATTATGGCACTATTTAAGAATAAGTTTAATTTTGTATTAGAAGCTAAGGATGATGTTGAAGATGCACCGACAGGACCGGCCACAGACAAAGAAGCAATGGCAGGTGCATTAGATACTGCAACACCACAAGACTTTGATGTTTCTGCTCCTGGTAGACAGCCAGTAGAAGATGTGCACACCGGTGAGCAAGTCAGCTTGCTGCAGCAATGGATTGGTCAAATTGATCAGTTCATTGAATATCTCAACGGCACAAGCCCTGATTCAATTCAAACTAAGCTTCATGCAGCGCCTTGTGATACTATTTTTGAAGATATTGCTAGAAGTGAGAAAAAGAAAATTTCTCGTCTGGCAGCAGAATTAAGCTCACTTAGTGAATCACTAAAAGGTTATCTAATTTCAGCGAACGACAGATAATTTTAATTTACCGAGCATTCCGGTAAATGAATTGTTTAACACAATTTGTTTATCAAATTCATCTAAATTATTTGCTATGCAATAATCGTTGACGTCTTTGTATTTTTTACCCATGTCTTCTGGCCATATAAAAACAGTCTCGCTGGCATCTAAAAGCTTTTTAGTTTTATTTTTACTTGCGCTATCAAGCCATTGGCTGTCTAATACCCATATTTTTTTAAACAACATAAATTGAGAAAGCTGTTGTTCTTGTAATTTTGAAAATGTCTTGGTGCTATTTTCTTGAATACCGGCAACAGCTGTTCCATTTTTCATGAAAAATGCATCAATAGGGCCTTCAAAAATAAAGATATGTTCCTCTTTATCGCTGATTTTATCGAGATTGTAAAGTGATTTATCGCCACCGATCTTGCTCAAATATTTCGGATACTTACTATTCTTTGAATCATATATGGTGCGTGATTGATAAAATACCACTGATCCTTTTGTATCAGTGAACGGGATTATGATTCTATTTTTATGTGTTCGGTCACTCAAGGTAACATACAAAGCGTCAGGTCTGTTTACAGCAGTGCTCAAGCGTCGATGCTCAATAACCGCTTGCGCGTCACTTACTGTCTTATTATCATTATAAAAAGCAATTTGATCTTTGTCAAACAAATTTATAACATCTTTTGGTAAATCTGGTGCCTTGAATTCTGGTTTATCAAAATTTTTGTCTTTAGTCTTGTAATTTACATTGTCATATTCTTTGACTTCTTTAAGAACATCTGTAAAAGAAAGATGAGCGACTTCTTGGATCCATTTTAGCGGTTTGGAATACCATCCGCAATTATGACAGCAAATAGCATCTTTATCTACAATGTAGATGCATCTTCTCTTCTTGCCCCAGGATTTACCTTCTCTGCAAATAGGGCAACACGCTTCATATGTATTAGAGTACTTTTTAAATCGTGGGTACCCTGCGTATTGATAGAATTTTTGTATAGTATATGATTGAGGTATTACCACATTATGAGTATACTTGTTTAGAGAATAAAAACAAGTTTATTTTTTTTCTGGTAAGTCTTTAACTGAAACAACGCCTTTATGTA